TCCTTAGAAAATCCGACTTACCCTCTGCGGCCAACTGGCTCTTAATTCTCTGGCGTTCGGCCTGAATTGCTGATCGAAGGTCCCGCTTGGATTCCGCAAGCGCATCTCGCTTCTCCTTTGCGGCCTGTTTTTGAGCCACCAAAGAATTGTAAGCGTCCATCTTCTGAGCCTCGACCAGCGCACGGGTAGAATTATCACCCGGACCAAGAGGATCAAATCCGGCACGCGCTACACCAGGAGGCTTGATTGCGGGACCGGAATTCATCGCCGCCCATGCCGATGCTAAATGAGGATTTGCCGCCATTGTCCTTTGGCGTGCCGCAACAGACATTCCGTTCAGTAAATCCTGAATCCCCTTGCTGACCCCCTTAATCGAATTGGTTGCCGCCGTTCCAGCCGATGCCACTCGACTTAATGATGACGCGAACTTGTCCGCATCCGCCGCCTGCTTTGCGCCAGAGGTTCCTTTATAGTCCAGATTCCCGAGCTTGTCCTTGACGTACTGTTCCGCCGCGGCCACATCCCCCTTGAAGAGGTCCAGCGCCAGCCTGAGTTCTACTGAAATCGGTTCCATTATGTCTTTCGGTTGGCCTTTGCCTGTTCAAACAGCCGGTCGGATTCCTGGGCGGCGTATCCCTTGCCAACCCGTTGCCAGGTGCGGCCCATCATCGTCGCCTCGTTTTCTTTGGCCCACGAAAACCAAACCCAACCCTCGGCGCTGGCCATGTGGCGGCAATGCTGGCGGGACCATCCGAAGGTCGCCATAAGCCGACCGTGCTTCTCAACAATCAGACCGAGGCCGTCGCAGAAATAGGCTCCGCTACCGAGTTTTTTTTTACCACAACCTCACCATCGTCAGATTCTGTGGCGGCAGCGTCGTAAGAAAGCATCGGCTGCCAGGACCGGAGGTACTGAGCAATGCAGGCATCGGCCACCTGCCGGACGATAACTGATTCAACTCTGGAGAACTCTTTCTTGGCCGCTTTTCGGAGAGCTTCCAATCCTCCTTTGTCGAAAACGGAGTCATTCTCGTCGGGCGTATGGGTGAACAGGAATGCAAGCTGCCAACCCATCGGCCCGCGGCTTCTGTGGCTGGCAATGATCTTCTCCCAGATGGCCTCGAATGCAGCCTTTCTGGCCTCTGGATCTTCAACTTTTATGTTGGCCACCTGAAGCCTCAACTCGTTCATCGGATGTTCCAGCAGGGACAAATACTCAATGTCCCCGTCGCAACAAGCTCGCACAGAGTAGTCGCCAACTTTGATTGGGGTCCTCTGCAAAAGCGCATCCCGGACAGCGCCCGGCACCGGCTGTGACATTGCCTCTGAATTAGCCTGCTTGCGAACTTCTCCAGCGATTAGTTCTTCAGCCGGAATGCCGGTCAGCGCGGATGCTCTTTCAAGTTCCCCTGTCATATTTGGTTAGGTTCCAACGCCACCGTAACCAGCACCCTCAATACACGTCAGGTTTTCACAGGAAATAACCCTCTGCCCCTCGACCTTGCGGGCGGCTTTGTAGTTGTTGTCAATGACAGTAGCGATGGAACTATTGGCGGTCATTGAAGCCCCGGACCCAGTGCCCGCGATGATGTCAATGAGCGTTATCGTCCCGCCAACTGTTGGCGGAGTACTGAATGCAATTCCAGAATCAATGCAGGTTATATCCCAGACCTTGCCGTGATTCACGATAAAGCGGGTTGCCTCAACCCCATCGCCCTGTTCGACGTAAATCTTGTCGGTCTTTTGCCGCTCGTCAACCGACAGAACGATTGTGGAGGCGATGGTGTTGCCGGTTCCCCACCGGATCGTTGAACCGGACGGCTGAACCGTTACACCGGCTGATACTGAGGGCCATGTTGCCATATTTATGTTCCTTTCGTTTCTAACACTGGTAGATCGTTGTCGGTTGAAAACTCGATCAGATAGCCGTCAATGACGAGGTTCCCCAGTTGCATTGGTTTGATGCCCTTGTAATCAATCGGGCCTTCCATGTTGATTCCCTCCAAGCTCCGTATGATGTCGCGCACTTCCTCAACTTGGTCAGGAAACGGGTCAGCATTTCCAACCGTCTGAGTAAGGGTGTCGCCACGATGAGCCGCAAACCCCCTGCCGCGAGTTACAGCGACGGTCCATTGCCGGTCAACCCGGCCCATGATTGCCGCCGCCCCGAACGGGCCGCGAATCTTCTCCCCCATGTAGCAAATGAAGATGGTCGGCTTCTGACTCGAAAGTGATGCCTGGCTCCAAAGCTCTTTCAGGTTGGACACCGGAGAAGTTTTCCCGCCCAGCGGCTCCGCCCATTCCGCAATGGCCTCCCGAATCGTTTCAAGTTGTTCGGAAATGTTCATCGTGAGCTTGCCGGATAGTTCCCCGACCCGAACACGGTTGGCGTGGTAACGGGAGCCACCATGTCAAAATCCTGGCCTGCGGACAGGTCAAGGAACTGCTCCCGCTTGTTCACTGCCACCAGCATTTGCATCGCAAGCCGGTAGTCCTCAGCGAACTTGTTCTTTTCGTCCGGGACCTCCCGGCGACGATAAAGGGTGTAACACGCGATTGCGATGGCCAGAGAATTGACCGAAGCGGGAATGGGATTGAACGGAATGTCATAGACATTGCCCACCATCCGGTCAATCACTCCGCTGGCCTTGGATATGACCGCATTCAACACAGTCGAATTGAGCACGCCGGTTGCCGGGGAATCATCATCCGTTAGCGTAATCAGATCCGCCATCTGAATGTCGCCTAGCAAATCGTTTTGAGAACAGTAGGCGCTCATGCGAAAGTAGCGGCAGCTTCGCGCGGTGGGGAAGCCACGGAAGCTGCCGCAATCGACTCCACAACCTTGTCGGGTGCGGAACCGAAAAGCCCAAGCTCCCGCATTTTCTTTTCCTGAGATTCGAGCGGATAGATGGCGTTGCCCGAATGCTTGAGAATCACGCTGTTGTCGCCCCAGACCTTGAACCCAAGGTCAATAGCCGTCTGGCAGAAATACCAATCCTCAGTCAGATAACGCCGATTGCCGTCCGGGTACTTGTAAACGCCGCGCCGCCAGATGTCGAAGCTGAATACCCCGGGGTTTTCGTCCACGCCATAAACCAGATCGTCGCCCAGCACTTCGAGCATCTTCTCGATGACGTTGCGCCGGATGCAGAGGAATCCGGTGCCCATGTAGTTCACTTCCGTAAGCCCGCGACGATCCATCTTCACGGCAGACGGCTTCACGTTGCAAACCCACTCGGCAACTGATGACTGCTTTTTCTTCGGGTAGAACCCGCCAACGATGTCCTCATCGTGTCCGATAAGCCGCTCGATCTGATCGGCAGAGAATATCAAGTCCGAATCCACAAACAGGAGGTGGGTGCAGTTGGTCTTGAGAAAACCCATCGTCAGATTGTTCCTGGCGCGGGAAATGTCAGCATCGCCAATCAGCCGTCCAAGCTGGTAGTCAAACGGGGGACGATCCACGATGAAGGAGATCATCGCAGAGAAGAAATTGGGGTCCACGTTGAAAAGGACCGGAACGGCAATGAAAACCTTCGGCTTGGTGGTTTTCACCCTGACTTTGGACATCCATGCCTCAAGGCGCGGTATGAAGATGTTCCAGTCATTGGTATGGTCCGGCTCCTGGTGGGGAGGGAAATCGTGGGTCAGCCGGGCGGTTTCGCACCGGGCATATAGGCCGAGCGCCTTTGCCTTCTCGGTGAACTCGTTGTCCACGCAATACCGTTTGAACGGCGTGGGGTAACAGTACTCCATATAGAACATTTTGGGCATCAGAGCGAAACAGGCGATATGAGCCCATAGCGGGCCATGATTCAATCCAACAACACCATCCCCATTCGGGAACCGTTCGTTGTAGAATCGGATGGCCTCTGCCAGGCACCCAGCCTCAAGTTCAACGTCATCATTCAGGAGCAGAACATGACTAGTCGCTGCCGCCACGATTCCGGCCTCCCAAGCCTTCACAGAACCCGCATCCGGCTTGCATTTGACGATGATCTGGCCGTTCAGCGAAGCGGGAAGGTCAATACCTTCCCGGCCCTCATCCACCACGATCAGAGTTCGGTCGTGTGGATGATTTAGCGCGGCCAACAATGCGCCGACCCGGTCCTTGCGGCCCCGGGTCGGCACGATGACGGTTACATCTCTGGCTTCAATTTTCCCCATATAATTGAGCTTCCCTTAGAATAGAAGAGCCAGAGTTCCGGTTGCGTCTGCCAGATTGCCAGTGTTCGCCGGGAGGACTGTAATCGCCCGGATGAACTGCTTGCAGGACGGAGGCAGCTTGACCACCCAAGCCCCGGCGACCGTTGCCGATGCTCCCTGGACGATAACGCCAGAGCCGCCATCCGTAACGAAGTTCGCAAGCGCTGACGTGTTGGGGCCCCCAGCCGCGTTGGCGCTGGTATGCTGAAGCACTACGGTGCCGTTGACGCTGTTTCCACCCGCAGAAGCCGTCCAAGAAAACTGGACGTTGATGACTTCCGTGGTTGGATACGGTTGCGGCCCGAGGTCGATCCAGGCGCTGTTGGTCGTTCCCGCCGCACTGCCCAGCGCGATGGTGGCGATCTTGAGTCCGTCCGTGAGAATTCGGGAATTGAACGGATAATTGTTTGGCGTGATAGCCGTTAAACCTGGTATAGCCATATTCGTTAGTTCGTTTCGGTGTTGAGAATGCTGTCAGTGATCTCAATGGGCCATCCATTGAGCATGTTTGGCAGAGGCGAAAACATCGGCCTGCCCGCTGCGTCTGCCGGAACCGATGAGCCCAATATGGTCGAGCTCGTGTTGAACACGGCGCTGCGCTTCTGCTGGAGTATGGCCTCGCTCGTGCGATTCATAAACCAGCGCAGATTGTTGCGCCGCTTCTGCGGGATCTGCGCGTAAAGCTGCTGCGCGTAGGTGTCCAGCGGCGTGGTGGGAACATTGGTCGCATCGCCTGGGATGCCAGATATTGACCAAGCCGAAAGGTTCGACCCGACGAACAGACCGATGTAGGCCTTCAGGTTGCCGACGTAGGCAAAGAATCCTTTGGTGGAATCGTTCGGGTCAGTTACCCATTGACGGAACGGAGGGCTCAGGGCAAAACTCCCATTCTTGCCAACGTCAAACCGAACGCCCTCCCTTTCGTCGCCCCAGACCATGTATGCGGAGGTGGAGTTTGCGGTCCCGGTCGTGCCTGCGGACACACTGTAGGCGAGTTGCGAGCGAATGCCGGCGAACCCCTTCGGGTCGGCGCTCGTTCCGTAGTAGAACTGCTGGCCAATAACGATTGCGGCAGCCCTCATGGTGGCCGCTGCCTCCAGCGACCAGATGGAACCGGCTGAGGCATCGTCACCATCCCAGATTGCCTCATCCACGATCATCTGCATGTCGAGGAAAAGCATTTCCTTGATGGCGTTGGTCCAGATGGCTTTGCTGGAAGTGACGCCCTGGTTCGGACTGCGAAAGCCGCCCGAGGGCAACCCGACCATTTTGACGATCTTGTACCAGGTGCCCTCTCGCGGGTGCGCGGCGATAACGTCCCATTCCCTTGGCAGGGTGGTTACGTCGTCAATCATTCCAGTGTACTGGTCATTCCGTTGCAGGCATGCCAGATCGAATAATGTTGGGAGAATCATAGTTGTTCCTTAGTTCTGCCGGGTTTGGGCGTGGATGATTTCGGTCAGGCGAATCTCGTTCTCAGACCGGCGCTGGCGGCAGAATTGCTCCAGCTTGGATTTGCCTTCCGGCGTGTGACGGTCGAACGTCTTGCCGTCGGCGTCGATAATGGCTGCGGCGCTCTTCTTGGAAAGAGTCACTTCGCCCTTGCGGAGCTTGGCGATGACCTTTGCCAACTGCGCCGGCTGTTGGAGAATTGTGATGACGCCATCCTTGATGGTGTATAGGTCGTCATTCTCGAATGGAACAACCTTGCCATCCCGGGAGGCTTCAGCCAGGAGCGCGTCAATCTCGCCTTTCTTGGCCAGACTCAGGGCGGTATCGCGGCTCTTGGTCAGCGAGGCGAGTTCGGTTTTGGTGGCTTCGAGCTGGGTTTCAGCCGCCGTGACTTTTGCAGCCAGGGCGGTGACAGCAGAAAGGTCTGGCGGCTTCACGGCCTCAAACCGTTTCTTGAGTTCTGAGGCAAACTCGGTATCGGTAGCCGTCTCCGGCAACCCGAGCGCCACTAGCACTTCTTTGGTCATAGTATTGTTCTGTTGATGTTCTTTTGGTTTGCTGAAGAGGCCGCTCGGATTGGCGGCGGGAGAGTCCACTAGGTCCGCGCTGTAGATTTCGACGCAGCGGGCGAATTTCTTGCCTTCGATTTCCTCCGGGATGTTGGCGAAGGTAATGGAGACGCCGAAGGATTCGGGCATGGTGTCGGCCATTTCGAGGACCTTGGCGCGGTCCTCGGAGGCGTCCAGTAGATGCAGGTTGGCCCGGACATTCTTTCCATCAAGGACGAAATCCTTGAGGCGTCCTGCGATAGATTCCAAGCCCGTGCCATGATTGACCTTCACTTTTAGACCGCCCTGATAAGCGGTCGCGGTTTCCATAACCTGCTTGAGCGTAGTGCCGTCAATGAACAATCCGTGGCCGCTCGCCTCGCCTTCGGTGATGACGGAAACTCCGTGAATTACGCCCGCAGCCTTGTCAACTCTCTGGCGTGTTGAAATCGCGGAAAACTGTGCAGCTAATAGCATCTGCACAAATCCTTAGCCTGATTACGAATCCTGACAATCCGACCTTGCGGATGGTGCGGATGAAACTATTTCGGGAGAAGATCGGTTATTGCCTGCTCGGCAGCGCCGCGGATAAGCGCCTCTGCGTAAGGATCAAGCTCTTCGGACTCGTTAATCGGGAGCACGGGCCGCGGCGGAACTCCAACCTGAAACGGTCCGTCCCCGGAAACTCCATTGTGCTGGTCAGCGGCGTAGGGGCAATCGCTGAACACTCGGGCCGCTTCCGGGTCGCCAAGGTCGGCCTGATAGGATTCCTTCAGCGCCCCAGTCAGGATTTCGGTTGGCGTCGTGTTCCCGCCGTGGAACCTGTCGGCATAAGCCTTCCGCAGAGCCGGCCATTCGGTGGTGCGGTGGAGTGAGTATTCCCCGAAGTTTTCAAGGGTGATTTCCAGCAGCGCTGCCGCCATTGCGGATTGCACCGGGGACTTTATTCCTTCCGCCCACTCTAGCAAGGACCCCCCAAACCCATCCAGAGAATCCAGTTGCAGGGTGATATTCACGAATCCAAAGCGAACTGCTTCAGAAACTCAGAGTAAGACAACGGCAGGCTTCCGGTGTCCACCAGATCTCCATTCCTATTCCTGGAGGTGAACGCGATATACTTTACGACCTGCCCCGACCGATCATTCCCCGGCTCCGCTGTCGCCTTGTAGGTTTGTGCGCGGTGGTACTTCTGCATGAGCAGGGTCGTGTATGGCCGCTTGTCTCCTTGACCGCGCTCAGTCGGGTAATGGGACACCAACTCCCAGAAGAACTCCTTCGAGTTGGCGTGCGGCTTCTTCGTGACCGGATCAATGCGGACGAAGTGCTTGCCGTAGAGCCCGGCAATCTTGTCCTGAATTGCATCCGACATTTCATCCACCCAGACGGGCGATTCCAATATTGCTTGTTCCGTATTCATGTTTTTTGTAGCTGCGATGAGTGACCGGCCATCTTGTGATGGTAAATGTCCGTCTCCAGAATCCACCAGTGCGCCCGGGGTCCAGACCCGAGCTTTTGTGCCGATGGGAAAACTCCCGTCCGGCACATCCTCTCCACCGTATCCAACGAAATCGGGTAAAGGTATTTTCGATACCGAGCGACCACGGAGGCCGGAATAAGTTCGGGAGTTTTTGCCGGAGTCCCCATAATCAGGTCAACGTCGAAAACCCGGATTCAACCCGCCCATCTGGGACTCGGTGTATAGGTCTTGAAACGCCATCGTCATCATGTCGTCAGCAATACAGGCGTAGTAAACCGGCTGGGAATAATCCTGATTGGGCGAGACGATCAATTCGCTGGGCCGGTCGGGATTTGGCTTTGAGAACCATTGTCGGGGCACCGAGAACCATCCGGTCTGACCGCTGACCGATACCGGCTGAGGCGTGTCGTTGAAGTTTCGACCGAAGACGATTGGGATGATGGCCCTCATTGAGTGCTCCGCTGGTTGCCGTCGCCGCCCGGATTTGCGTCGGGAAGAATCCGGCGCTGAATCCCCATGCCGAGCCGCTGGCCGGCATAGACAATGCCCTCGTCAGTAAGCTCGTAACCGCCCGCTCCCAACTGCTGCATCGTCTGGCCAAACACCTTGGCGTCGGCCATGCTCATCCCGCCCCAGTAAGCGCAGCAACGCCCGGGATAGCCATTGACCCGTAGGATTTGATCGAAAAGCTGGTGGCGCAACGTGTCCGACAAATTGATGTTGTCGTACATCCTCAGATCGTCGCGTACGTGTTCAGCTTGCTCACTGGCGCCGCTGCCCATCCCGGTCGGGCTCGGCTTACTGCTGAGGGTCTGACCCACGACGAGCTTGGACGTTTCCGCGTTGAAATACTCGCTGAAAATCTTGTGCGCCGTGCTGCCGTCCACGCCTGCCATCGTCGCCCATTCAACCTCGCCCCGCTTGTCGATCACCATTCCACCGACGCGCAAGGCGGTGGCGAATGCGGCCTGCATGTCGGCAACCGCCTGCTTGTTCGATGAGTCCACCTTGCCCACCGGAATGGGCATCCCATACTTGGCCATCATCAAGCCCCAGGCATCCCGGTCCATCGTGGCCATGAGCCAGTTGAACGTCAGCGCCCGGAGGTGCCCACCGAAGTTCGGGGATATGCTGGGAGAGAGCAGGTTGCCGCGATGGATGATGTGAAGATTCGGGTCGGGGGGGTAGACGTCAGACAACGAATACAAGGTCCTGCCGTCCGGCTCCGTCTTGTAGAACGTCAACCAATTCTCCCATGCATCGGCGTCGAACAGGCTGGCGCCGTTATGCTTACCTCCAATGCCGGGCTGATAGGGCACCTTGAAGCAGAGCAGCGTGTAGTTCACCGGGGCTATTTCCTTCAGCCGCATCCGCTTCAGGTATTTGAAATTGCCGCTATCAGCCAACCCGACTGGTTCATAAATCTTCTCGGCAACCGCCAGGGGCCAGAGCGTGGCATCGCAGAGGTGACTGAGGCCAACGTGCCAGTTCCGGCAGTTATCAATCGCTTCGCCTATCACCTTGACCGCCTGCTTATCGTCGGCATCGTTCGGGTCCACCGGCAGGAGGTGGAGCGGCTGGCCGGTGATGACGGCCCGGCGCTTTCCCCACTCCGCTTGCAGGTGCGTGTACCCGGCGATCATGTCGCGGAAGATCGTGAACAGCATCCACGTCTCGCCGCGCTCTGCGGCCCGCATGGCGGCATTTATCCTGGCCACGTCAACCGTCTGGCCAAGATACTGAGTTTGGCTCAGGCCGGACTCGCGGGCGACTCGGTGGAAGGCGACGGGCTCGGCTGTGAAATCGCTTTTAGAGGCAACGGGCTTGGCGGGAGAAGTTGTAACGGGCGGCTTCCAGCTTTCCCAAATTTCCCGAGCGCGCTTGAATGTGATTGCCATTCAATGCAGAATTTGCACCAAGTGCAGAATTTGCACAAGTATTATTTTTCATGCCAAAATCACACATTCAGAAAAATATAGTGAGATTTATTTCTTGGGATTGTCGCGTCATGCAATATGACTTACAGCATGAAAGCAACTATTGAAAAAATAAATCCAGAATTGGCTAAATCCTGGCTTGAGCAGAATGTCAACTTTCGCAACCCGCTAGAGCACCATGTTGAAAGGATGGCGCGCGACATGCGGGATGGGCATTGGGATGAGAACGGAGAGAGTATAAAATTCAACACCAAAGATCAACTTGTTGACGGACAGAATCGACTTCTCGCTTGCATTAAGGCGGGCAAGCCGTTTGTGTCGGTGGTTGTTTATGGGGTTAATAAGGACCTCAACATCGACATTGGGGCAAAGCGGTCATTTGCCATGTACATCAAACATCATGGTTGCTCGAAATATCAGAACGATATTTCCGCCGCAGTTCGAGTCCTTTTCGGATTCAGAAAGGGAACACCATTGAGTTACCTCACCGGAAGCGCCGGGTCACTAAAAGCCACAAACGAGGAACTTATACGGCTCTACAAACAGGACAAGGACAAATTGGATATTGCCGCAGACGGCATAGTAAACGGGCATAAGGGAATCCTGCCAGCGTCTTTATCCATCACCCTGAGCGTCCTATTTTCGGAAAAGGACGCAGACCTGTGCGCCAAGTACTTTGGAGCCCTTTTGGGGGACTTGCCATTTTCGACAGATGATCCAATTATGATTCTCAAACTTCGTCTTTTGGAAACGGCCCGATCCAAATATAGAATGACCAGGGCTCAGAAGGCCGCCCTTAGTATTATTGCTTGGAATCATTGGAGAAGAGGAACCGCTTGCAAAATACTTAAATGGGCGCAATCTGGTCCATCCAAACAGGATTTCCCAGCTATTGAATGAAAACGAGAACGATGGAAAAGACTTCGGAAACTTATGCTTGGTTAAAGCATCAGGTAGTTGTTTCCGAAACAAGGCCGCTGGCGATTCCTCCATTCGGAACCGTTCCGGTATTGCGGCTGCTTGGTTTTGGCTCAACTCCTGAAGGGGCCGACGCGATGGCCAGGCGCTCATCTCATTACCCGAAAGACAAACCAGCCCTCAAACAAAATGCTTGCGGCGAAAGCCATTTATGATGAATGACTTCCTGAAATTAGAAGACAAAACTCGATGTCCGTCCTGTGGATATAAGCATCGAGTTCCTGTAAACGGAAGTTGCAGTGGCTGCGGAGTCCGCTTGTTTCCTACAACGGATCCGGACTTTAGGCGATTCACAGAAGAAACTGGAATTCGCCACTTTTTCGCGTTTCACAATATTGATGGCTGGAAACATGCGGATCACTTTCTGATTTCGGATGCCAAGCCATTGCATCGCAATCCGAGCATCAATCCAATTCCGAAGAACTACGGTCGCAAGACCACGCCGGGAGAAGTCGCCGGTCGCGGTGGTAAAATCTCAAAGCGAAAACGGGAAAGGTTACTGGCGTGAAACTCCTCACCTTTTGCTCTGATTCCCACGTCGGCCTCCTGCGGGACTTCTTCATGCCCAGCTTCTATGCCCACCCGGAAGGCTTTGACTCGCTCGTAATCGCCCGCATGGAGCAGGTCTGTCCATCGGGCGGATACAAAACCCCGGGATGGGACCACTTCTTCCGCGCGAAGATAAACCGGGTGATTGAGGAATTGGAGAACACGAAGGACGGCGACTTCCTTTTCCTGATAGACTGCGACGTGCAGTGGTTTGGATCAACTAACGTTTCCGAATATTCCGCTTTTGACCTGATTGGACAGCAGGACGGAACTGGAGGATTCTGCCCCGGCATTGCGAGATTAAGAGCGGGATATTCCATGCGCTCTTTTTGGAAATTGCTCTTGGAAAGAGTGTCCAATTCTGATCGAGATGAACAGTTCTCCATAAATGACTTGCTGGAAACCACAACCCTGCACTGTGGCTATTTCCATCCCGACCAAGTCTGGTCAACTCGATCTATTTGGAAACTGGGCGACCCAATTCCTGAAATTCCGAAAGGCATAGTCGCCCATCACGCCAACTGGACGCACTCGGTTGCGGATAAAGTTGGAATTTTGACCGCCGTTAGAAATGCAGTTCTGAGCCGATGACCGTCCATGAAACTCACCAAATTACCGAATGGAACGTATATTGACGCACGTACGATCTTGAAAATTTCCAAGTCAACGATGGTCATGGGCGGCCATTGCTTTCATACCCTGGATATATCACATAATGATGGGACTGAGTTTCTAATGTTCGATGATTCAAAACAAGCCTCAGAAGTAGCAAGGGAATTGTCGGAATACGCAAACTCCGTATAAGAATCAGCTATACCCTCCGATGAAGATTTCCGTAGTTTATGCCTACCCGCCGAATGCCGGCGTCCAGTATCCGCTCTATGCGCTTCGGTTTGTAAGGAGTTATATTTCGTTCCGTCCCGGCATTGAACACCAGACCGTAATCGTGCTGAGTGGCGCTCTGGTTACACCCGAACACGTCTCGCTGTTTAGCGAGCTTCCAGATGCGGAGTTCATCTGTCACAACAATTCCGGCTGGGACATCGGCGCATTCCAACTTGCCGCATTGCCAGCGCGTCCATGCGACATGATGGTGTTCTTCGGGGCCTCGACAACCTTCCGGCGCGAAGGGTGGTTGAAGCGCATGGCCGATGCGTGGGAAGCGAACGGGCCGGCGCTCTACGGCGCATCTGGGCACCACGGCAATGCTTCCTGGGGGATCTTCCCCCACATCCGCACAACGGCCTTCTGGTGTTCCCCTGACCTGATGAACGAGTATCCGATTCGGATTGTCAGGCCGGAGCAACGCTATCCATTCGAGCATGGTCAAATATCCTTCACACTATGGGCCAATGACCATGGAGCAAAACCGTGGGTCGTTGGCTGGAATGATGCTCGACCCCTCGAACTCCACGACGTAAACTCCAATCACTACCGACCCGATGATCCGGCTGAATTGCTGGCGTGGGATCGGTGGACCGAAGATTTCTATGCCAACCACTGAAGACCAATTTTATCAGGATCAGGCTTCGATACCGTTCATTCAGGCTGGGGGAGCGATCAAAGCGGAGCATTGCCGCATGAAGAGCTTCAGGTACTTTTTGGAGATCAACAGTCAGTGCAATTTATTCTGCCCCACTTGCACGAAGGGCAACCAGAAGGGCTACGAGCACCAGACCGGGCTGATGGACCCCGCCCTGATGGAGAAGATCATCGACAAGATCAAGTCCGAGAACCCGGAGGCCATCGTGTTTCTCTACGGCAATTCCGAGCCGTTCATCCATCCCCGGTTGGCCGAGTGCATCGCCTCGGTGAAGCGGCGAGGTCTCAACTGCCAGCTTTCCACCAACCTCAATTTCATCCGCAACGTCGATGGAGTCCTGGCAGCGAAGCCGGACATGATTATCATTAGCCTCTCGGGATTCACCCAGGATGTGTACGTCAAAGGCCACGCCGGCGGGAATATCGAGAAGGTCAAGGAGCACATGAAAGTCCTGGCGGAAGCCTACGCCAAGACCGACAAGGCCACCGCCATCTCGGTGAATTACCACGTGTACACCGACAACGGGCACGAGATCGCCCTGATGAAGGAATACGCCAAAGGCTTGGGGATCGGATTCTTCACGTCCTACGCCCGGGCGATTTCAATGGAGAACGCCATTCAATACAACCGCAACCTGGACGCGAACACCACTCCGTTCGAGATCCAGCCGGGACGCCCCGATCTGAACGTGGCGCTGCCGCCTATTGGCCAAACCTACATCGACGCCATGAAGCGGCTGGTCATTCCCCCGAATAAGGCCCCGGAGATGTTCAAGGATTTCCCAACGCACTCGGTCTGCCCAATCGGCTGGATGTTTTGCTTCATTCGGCACGACGGCAAGACGGAGATGTGCGCGTGCGTGGCCGACCGGAGGCTGACGCTGGGGGATTACCTCGACAACACGCAGGACCAACTCATAGAGCAGCGCACCGGCCACGCCATTTGCCTGCAATGCACCAAGTACCACCTGCGCTATTACTTCCACATGAGCCACCCGGATCAATACACCAAAGGATAATATGTATCACTTGCACACCCACTGCCGAGCTTGCGACTACGGCAAGCCCGGCGCTCAAGGCATAAAGTCTGCGCCCACCGACAAGCTGATCGAGGTGTTTGATTTGGGCGTTCAGAGTTTGGCAAACGATTTCGTGCATGATGGCGAGCCGCACGCCGGATACGCCCCGCTCAAAGTCCTGTTCTGCCCGCAATGCTCGCTGGCGCAGCTTTCCGTCGTGGTTGACCCGAAGGTGCTGTATTCGCACTACAGCTATGTCACCAGCCCATCCCAGATGATGCGCGACCACTTCATCCAGATTTTGAGCGACATCAAGGACGAAGCGCCCGAGGCCAAAACCGTGCTGGAAATCGGAAGCAACGATGGACGGCTGTTACACCTCATGCATAACAATGGATACTCCGTACAGGGAATTGACCCGGCGCATAATCTGGCCGAGATTGCGAGGGCGACTGGAGTGCCAACGCAAACTGGATTATTTGGAGAAGACCTCGCCCGAATGTTTCCCGATTACGACATCATCATCGCCCGTCATGTCTTCTGCCACGTTGACGACTGGCACGACTTCATCCGGGGACTGGAGGCGCTGTGCCACCAGGAAACGCTCATCTTCATCGAGGTGCCCTATGTCGGGGATACGCTGGAGAAGTGCGAGTTTGATACCGTCTATCACGAGCACACATCATACCTGAGCATCCGGGCTACGGAGGCGCTGCTGAAAGGCACGTCCTTGAAGATCCACTGCATCAAGAAATACAGCATCCACGGCGGGGCCATTGGGATCATGCTGCGCACGACCGAAAGCACCGCCCCGATCATGGGCAACACCTGGACGGACAACTTCACCGTCGAGTACTGGAAGGCGTTTGCAGTCACCGCCAAGGAACAGATTTGGAAACTCACTGCCACCGTGCGAAGCCTCACCGCCCAAGGAAAGCGCGTGGCCGGTCTCGGGGCTTCCGCCAAGTCCACCGTCTGGATCAGCGCCTGCGGATTCACCCGCAAGGACATTGCGTTCATCGCGGACAACACTCCTCAGAAGCAATACACGTTCAGCCCAGGGACGGATATTCCGGTGGTCGATGAGGGGGCCATTCTTAGGGAGTTGCCGGATTATGTGGTGATGTGGGCTTGGAACTACCGCTTGGAAATTCTAGAGAAGTTCGAGTTGGCCCGGAAAAAGGGCGTCAAGTTCATAATTCCCGTTCCTGCCGTGGAGATCGTCTAATCCGTCAACATCGACTGCGAACCCCAAGCTGAAATCGCCGCAGGCTGGCAGAACTTTAAAGACCCTCCGGGCGACGTGGAACAAATAAATCGGGCGCAGTCGAGTGCGTCATCGCCCCCGCTATCATCTTCCGCCGAGGCGTCCATTTTCTCGATGTCCTCTGGTTTCTTCTCGTGATGCTGAGCCAGCGGAATCTGCCCAATCAACTCCTTGCACCGCTCATGGATGAACATTGTTGGCCTAATTCCCTTATCCGGGTCGCCCAGACGTGCCAGCATCTTCGCCCAGCCATTTATCCTGTCAATCTCGGCTTCAACCAACTGAATCCCATTTTCCGAATAAGTATCTGAAATTGTGGTCCCATCCTCTTTAGCGGAGAAACAGTCTCTGCCGGCAGCTATAAACTCCAAATCCGAAGGTTTCAAGTTCCGGGGACGTAAAATCGCAAAGATCGAGGATGTATGATCCGAAATCTGCATTTGCGATGCCGAGTGCTCGTCTAGGAAAATCAGGTTCCCATCCCGGTCCTCGCCTGCCAGAAGGAAAACGCTCGGATGCGTCCACCCGTAATCCAAGCCCGCATACCACCGGACAATCTTCCGCTCGTCAAACGTCCTCAGAACATGATCCGACTCGCTCCAGGTCGTAAAGAACTGACCGGCCTGAAAATCTGGATTCCCCTCTAACCAGCTCTGGCGCTTCCATCCAACCAGACTTTCAAGGAATTTCATGTATTCCTTGTCCAAATGTTTGTTGTCGTAAGGCCGGGCCCGGATGAACTTTGTTTTCCCCTGCGTCTTGTTTGAATAGGGATCCCAGAAAAATCGCTTCACCCATCCGTGGCCCACTCCGCCCCAGTTCCATGACGCATAGAGCCGCGGGCGCCATCCCTCTTTGCTGGTTCTGAGGCAGGACAACAGGTTTTCCACCTTTTCCTTGGAAAGCGTCGTCAACTCCTCAATCACCATTTCGTCATATTCCTGGCCCAAATAGTTGTCGATCTCCTTTTCATCCTTGAAATGGCCAATAATGATGCGAGACCCGTTCTCGAAGGTCATATCCTTGCCCTGGCGGTAATTTGCCTTCAGCCGGCCAAACACCTTCACCCTCATGTCCTCGAACTGCTCCTTGGCTGCCCGGCCTACTTTCCTAAGATAAAGCACCTTCAACCCTGGAAACCTCTGGCAATCATCCGCCCCGCACTGAGAAAGCAGCGCAAATGACTTTCCCGGCCCTCTAGGTCCTCCAAACCCAACATAAATCGGACCGCCATCGAAATCGCACGCCCTGGCCGCCGCCGCGAATTCTAACTGCTTTTCTTGCAACCAGATGCCCGCCGCCTGCAAATTCACCATTTGCTGCTGCGGACACCCCAGAGCGGCCCCGGCCCTGAAATAATGCGCCCCAGCCCATTGTAGCGGCGTTGGATTCTTTATGCCGTGCTTGAGAAAGACCGCCTTCTCTTCTGCTGTGGCGTTGGCGAACGGGTCAATCTTTGGGATTTTTGGCATCAGCGAGCATTTTTTACGAAATCGAACCTATTCAGAAATTCCGATAGCGGCCCAAGCCAAGATGCTTCAAATCCTTCACTGACAGTTACGACCTCAGTTATACCGCCTGGCTCTTCAGAGGACAATACGCCAACCACCTTGTGCAGAATCCCCGGGCTTCCTGGGACTTCCCTCCACCACTGCCCTTGCTTTGGTTTAACTTTCACAGCTCAATCGTGCTTGTAATCCGCGTCCGGCATATTCCCACCGCCTTTCACCCAAATGGCCGCCGACCGCGGCAATTCATCGACCGGCGCTACCGGCGCCACTACCCTCGGCCCTGCCGTGCCGTAAAGCTTCACCTTCCTCTGATCCGACTTCTGATACGATTTCTCCTTCACCACCTCCGAACTGGCCTCCACCGACGCTTCCAGCCATTTCCGCATCCAGTTGCTGATTGTCAGCCTCTCCGCCCGAGCCGACGCCTCCCACCGCTCCTGCTGCTCAGGATACACCCGGAACTGCAAAATGATGGTCTTGTTGCGGCCCATGACCTATTTGTACTACAAACCCCCAGGGACGCAAGAAAATAATCTGTTGACAAGTTTAGAGACATGTGCGAATTGTTCGCCATGATGATCTTAGCCATCCAAGAATCGCCCGTTCTGGGCGGGGGAGCGCCGCTCCCGCTAAGACCGTCCAGAACCGGCGATTTTGCTTTCTCCCTGTGAAACTCACCCCCGAGGAGCAATCCGCCCAAATTTCCGAGCGCAACAAAGACCCGCGCTGGCAATGGAAGAAGTTCGCTCGCGGCGGGAAATCATCCGTTCTCAAGTCGATGGGCTTAATCAATCAGTCTAAACTCGACGCACACTTCAGCTTGGTCGCCACCTCAAAACCAATTTTATGACCGCTACCGACATCATGGTGGCCGCGCATGGGAGTCCCGGTTCATTCCGGCGACGTGGCGCGTTACGTGCCCTAAAGGCCAAATTAAACCGCGCAATCCAGGTGGCATTGACTACTCCTTGCCTTTACCTCAGCCCTCAGTGGCAGCGCCGCCTTACCGCACGCCTGCTCAACTACGCGCCCACCGAAGCTCTCCGTGGGTTATCTCCGGCCAGAGGACTAACCGTTGCTGTGTCCCTCGACACAACCGCCGCCCAATAGTTACCGGGCAACTGCACTGCGGGCCTGATAAGCCCTGAAAGCGGCGAAACCCCAAATTCGGGGCCATGCCATGTTTTAACACATCCAGCCTTCGAACAATCCCGCTGATTACCCATTCGAACAAACTCGGGTTTACAGACCAGAAAATTGACGGGATGGAACGTTGTTCCGACGGGGGTGCGCCGGGGACTTGTTTTCGACTCGGCGTGCCATGAGGCCGGTCCACACGATGCTGGACCTGCTTGGCAGCCTGCCCTCTGGACCATCAAGAGGCACGTCGTGGCCTTGGGGCAACCATAGCGGATTGGTCATGTATTGAGCATTACGCATAAGTGCCTATGGTTCAAGCATTTGCAATTGAATATAAGTGACATTGTGCGTCATTGTCCTACTTCTGGACGGTCTTATCACTTGGCGCACTGTCTGTTATCTGCTTGGCTTGCACGTCCACGACCTGTCCAGTCTCAGGCTTGGCATAAGCAAGGTCAATCCAGACGTTCACAGTGGTCGGCGCCTGGCTTGGTTGCTGGCTTGCGACCTGGGCTTGCTGCAATCCGAACCTTGATGGGTCCATGATGCCCAGGAGACGATCACTTGCGCGCCAATCCGCCCGCTTGTGATTGCCCGCACCGACAGAGCCGTCTTGGATGTTTTCGATGCAGGATTGGATGTGGGCCGCACGTACCCGAGCGAGGACCTCATTATTCCTCCGTGCATTGTTTTGGACGAGTTTCCAGTTGAACCAGTTCTGGACCTTGATGCCAAGGTGGGCGCAGGCTTCCGTTTCGGTCATACGGCAGACCGTAAGGAGCTTGGCTATGGATTCCGCGTCGGCGGGTGTGATGCGTCGTCTGGGGGCATTTGGTGGCGATTGTGGGGGCAATGGTTGGACGGGTGCGGTCTTGGTGCTCATGTTATTTGCAGACTTTGAAACGGTGTTTTCCGTAAACTCTCTCGCGTGTATGTACATTAGGACTTTTGGGAAAAGGCCATTTGAAAGTCTGCAAAGCCAGCAGGGTGGTTACCCGGGCGGGCGGCAATGCACCTCAGCCCGTAGTTACGCAAGAGGCGTTTGAGTGCGGCCCGCAAGCGTATTTCGGGGTTTGTGCGCCATCCTGAGCCGGTGGATTTCAGGGCAAGGAAGAAAACCTGCCCTTCAGTGTTGGGCGGCGGCTTCGGGGGGGCCAGGTAGTTCCCCGGCGCGGGCTCAAGCTCAAGGTAATACCGGGTCCGTGGATTCATGGCTGTAGCCCTTGTCTGACGTACATGGTCGCATGGTCCGCATGGTGTTTCCGTCTGTACTGAGAAAATACTTTTATGTACTTCGTCAGAAAGACCGTGCTGACCGTGCGACCGTGCGTACCTGTCTTTCATATTTGGCGAAACGGTAGTCCTGTGCTGGTGAGAGTCAAGGCTATTGGGTGAATACACCCAAAACAGGTGGGTGAAAGTCCCCAGTGTGGGTGAATACACCCAGTCTCAAAACGGGACAGATTGGCAGAATGCTGAGGTAAATCTCAGTTATTCGGTTGGCACGGCAATAGCTTATGTGTGATTTAGATGAAGCAGCAAGAATCAAATCCTCAAACCCGTTGGCCGGCTGGCGCGTGTGCGCTGGGCTGCTTCATCTCTTCCCGCGTGTGCGAGTCGGCTGGCCAACCGATTGGAGAGACGAAAATAAATATGCAAACATACTCTGACTACAGCGGTGACACCGGATTGGGCTTCGGAATCTCGTCGGACTACGAGGACGCGCCCGAACTCCGCAGAGCTTCGGACGTGGGGGGGTCTGAAATCTACTTCCGCTGCGATGACGACACCTGCGCCACTATCGAGTCGGAAATCGCCAGCGACGACCAATGCGGCCCAGACGATGACGGTCCTGACGGCTCGGATAGCGGCCTCACTCAATTCTGGGGGCATGTGGAGCGCGTGATCCGCGCCAACTGCGCCAAAGATGTGTGGGACAGCGAAGACGAAATGCTCAGCTTGGTCAACAAAAGAACAATATGAAAAACAAAATGACAGTGATGGAAGCGGGTCAGTTAGCGGACAAATGTGAAAAGCTTATTCCTCAAGAACGGTAATGCTATGAACACCTTACCCCCATTTACCCCGACCCAGATTAGCCCTTCGCTTGAGTGGTATGCCTGCCCTGTGTGCGGGAACCGGTCTAATCTTCGGTGGACCGATGAATCCAGGAACGTGTATGTCCTGGGCTGCAACGCGGTTTGCGCTGCGCGGATGCTCAAGCTCAACTCGGATCGGATTGCGCGGGACTGCGAGCGCGGCCTGGGCTTGATAGCCGCCGCTTGTCGCCCGGATTACCACGACGCGAAGCCGCCGCAATCGTGCGCGGACCTGCCGCAACACCTGACGCTTGACGGGGAGCCGTCGTTTACGGAGTTATGAAAACCGTAGCCGAATTTATAGCCGACTGGAAAGTGTACGGCGACGAAAAGGAGTTCGTGGCCGCGCTTTGGCATTTTCAGTCAGAGTCTTATGCGGCGGGTGTCGAGCGAGACCTCCAGGAAAGCGAACGTCTTCGGAAGGACCTTGAACTGGAAAGAATGAGGCTAGACTGGCTCGATTATCACTGCTCTTTTGTGGCCGACGATTGTTTTAACCTTGGGCCATTTAAGCCGGGCGAACTAAGGAAATTGGCGGATGCTGGCATGAAGGTGTCGGTGTAATTATGAAAAGCGCCCCCTTCCTTGTTGGCCGTGCCAGGGTCATCACCTACGGCAAGCTATGAGCAGAAACCAACCTGAAACCGCAATCTCCCGTCGCCTCAAGCGGCTCGTTAAACCGTGTGGGAACTGCGGCAAAGCCCCAACCATAACGAGTGGCGTCGGCGGATGCTACGTGGCCTGTTTCGCAATCGGATGCCCCGGACCAAGAACCGAGCGCCACAGGACGCGCTTTCAAGCCGTCGCAGAATGGAATGAAGAAACGGTCTAACTTGAGAAGGACTTGAAACCATGACCACAGCAAAAGCAGTCATTCAAGAATTGCGACAGATGGCCGATGGACGATACTTCGCAACCCATCGAAGTTCGTTGCTAACCGCAGCCGAGACTTTGGAGCTAATCAGTGCGCAGCTTGAAGAGTGGAAATCAGCCTTCCCTGGTAAGACTGTTGCGGAAATTACGCTTCTGCTGGCTACTTTCAAATGGGCGGTTAAGGCCAACGGCAGATTATTGGCCGAGAATGAACGATTACGCAGTCAACGACCGCTGACCTCCGAGGAAAAAGCCTGGGCCGAAAAGGCGTGGCAGGAATACAAGGCCAGCCCGCCCAAGGACGAAATCACCTGCATCAAATGCGGCTTTACCGTCTCGCGCCCAGTGGAAGGCAGGGTGCGCTCAAACTGCCAGACCTGTGGCGCTTCCTATGAACGCGAGGCATTCCTTTAACCCCTTTCAAGATGATCAAGCTCACCTATGACTGCCGGCCAAGTATTGGTCAACAAAAGAACAATATGAAAAACGAAACTCAAAGCTACCTGTGCCGGCCTTGCAAGGGGTCTGGTAAAATCAGCAAGGATATTTGTCCCGCGTGCCACGGCACGGGATACACGCAATCCGAATCCGCCCCGGCGCAAGCGGAGGCGCTGACTACTGGCTACAGCGTGAAAATGATTAAGGACGGCAACTGTTATCAGATTCAGAAAGTGGGTTGCCATTACGTCATTCTAATCCTGGGCGATGACGGGACATTGGCTGATTGGTTAGTGCGGCGATACGCCACTTTACGGGCAGCCCGAAAGGCGGTTGAAATCCTGTGAAGATTTGCAAAGTCTATTTGCGCCAGAGCGGACCGGACACTTTCCGCGTTGCTCGATTCAGCAACACGACACAGCTATCAGTTGGAATGGAAGTCCCCCGCGAACGTGTTGCGGAATGGTGTACCATGAAACGGGTGAACGTTGACATCATCGGCATGGTAGAAGATGAAACGGAAGAGACGCTGGAATTGCCTCCGGTCACCTCGAAAGACGTGCAACGCGTAGATGCTTTGCAGTTAGCAGCGCAAACAATGCAGGATACTGGCCCCGGCGAGAATCCCTTTTGAAAGGCTAACCATGAAACGCAAATTGAAGATTGAAGCAGATTCGGATTGCAGCAAACGCTACAAGCACTGCCCGCCGTCTAAGGTTAGACTCAAAGGCCAGTGGTTGCGCCAGCTTGGATTTGAGCCGGGGCAGTACGTGGAATTGACCGTAATCAGCCGAGGCGTGTTGGAATTACGCCTCTGCTGTTCCAATCCTGCCACACCATCGGCTGAATTTGGAATTGCAGCCATGCGGCTCGATCACGCTATCGCGGCTGATGAGGCGCGTCGAAAGGCGGGACTGTGAGCGCGCAACCATCGGCATTCATTCCTCGCGTCCCAGGGGACTTCATTGGTCCGGCGGGCAAGCTGGCCCGGCTGTTGGAAAGCAAGGCGAACGCGCTACGCGCCAGCGGCGCTTGCTGCAAGTTGCTGCTCTACGGCGAGCCGGGAGTTGCGAAAACGCGGCTTGCTGAGATGCTGGCGGGCATGTTGGCGGGCCACTCTTCGCAGGTTCAGAGCATAAACGGGCGCTCTGTCACCGTTGAATGCATCCGGCAATGGCAAGAGGAAGCGCACTATCGCGGAATGAATGGAGGGTATTGCGTACGAATCATAAACGAGGGCGACACCATACCACCAGCGGCTCAGGATTTGCTGCTCACGTATCTGGATGAACTGCCCGATTGGCGCTGTGTTGTGATTACGTGCAACGCGGGATTGGAATGCCTGAGCAAGCGGTTTCAAAGCCGGTTCCAGCAATTCATGGTGAAGCTTCCAAGCGCTGGCGAGATTGCGGAATTGCTCAAACGCTTTGGACTAAACGGTCACGCGGATACCATCGCGCAACGGTGTGCGGGCAATGTGCGCTCGGCGCTATTGGACGCGCAAAGCGTGTTGGATGCCAAGGCAATGGAAAGCTGAGTCTTTCCCGTTCTGCTCCCGCGCTCAGCAACGCGAGGGCAGACCGGGGGAAACCCTATCGGCCCCGGATTGCAGGGGTAAACGATTCTGAAATTGAGATTATGAAAAACGAAATTAAAACCGAATCCTCCCCGGCGCCAGCGGGCGGACACGACGCAACTCCGTGGGTCGGTTCCGACACCCCGGAAACCGACCAAGCGGAGGCGCTGCCTATTGGCTTCTGGTCGTGCGCGACCGTGACGGGCGAATTTGCGCGAAGGCTCGAGCGCGAGCGCGACTCCCTGCTGGCCGAGCGCGACCGGCTGAAGCTGTTATTGAAATTCGCCGCTGATCGCCTGCGTTGCGCAAACCTGGTGCGAACACGGAAGCAGGGCCAGCTTGCAACCGGCGATCTGGAAGCCGCCCTCTCGGAAGGGGGTAAGTAATGGTCTCCTCCCCCGTCAAGCGTGTCAGCGTCGAACCCTTGGACGGCTCATTCGGTGCCGACCGTGGCCGCAGAATTGTAGTTGCGTTCGTTCCTGGCCGCGAGGGCATTCCCGACCGTCTGGAACTTCGCCCGCTCGGAACCCGCCGCGCCGAAAGCCTGGCTGTGGTTGACGTGTACCGCTACGCCCTCCGCTGCCGCGTGGGCCGCGACCTCCTGGAGAGAGCCCGCGCCCGCAAAGCAGCCAAGGCTGTGAGGCTCGCCGCCCAGCGCCAGCAACGGGCCGAGCGCCGGCTGGTAATAACTAAGAAATTGGAGTAGATTGATTATGAATCAAGCAGCAAATGTTCTCACGGTAGCCAACACCATCGCGGAGCAGATTGGCTCCCGGGCGTTCTTTATGATGGGCACGCGGCAGAAGTGGGGGGATGCTGATTCCCTGCGCTTCGACATTCGCGGCAGCGTGCGGGGGAACAAGGTCGTCGTGACTCTTGACGCTTCCGACACCTACACTGTGCAGCTTTTCAAAACTCGCGGCCTGGCCTCGCGCCTGGTGGTTGAGAACAGCGGTGTTTACAACGATGGCCTGCGGCAAGTGATTGAGGGAATGACGGGACTCGCGCTAAGCCTATGAACACCCCCGCCCTTCCCCCGCCCGAACTGCTTCACGTCGAGCGCGACAACTCAGAAGTCTATATCACCGTAAGCGAAGGACTGGAACGGCTCTGCACCATGAGCCGGCCTAGAGAAGCGCAACGGATTGCGGATGCGCGGATGATTGTCCGGGCGTGCAACCAGCGCACGGCGATGGTCGAGGCGTTGCGCGGTTTAGTCGCAATCGTTGGGAAATGCGAAATCACCGGAAGGCTGATCGAGCATGAAAACGATGTGTACGCCGCAGCGCGCCAATTGCTGGAGGAGTCCCAATGACTGCGATGAAACGACTTTGGTTTTGGTTGACCACCAGCATTGATTGCTCGTGGTGCAAGCACAGGGTGCGTCAAGCGTGGATACCCTTGCCGGGCCGTCGCCTGACAGACTCAATACGACTGCCCCGTGTATCGCACACGATCTGCGCGAAGTGCAGTTCAGCTATTTTGAGCAAGTATGATTAACACCAACCAAGAAAGACACCAATGAAGAACGCAAAACTACTAGCCATATCCAACGAAGCCGCGCGAAACCTGTGCGCTCTCGTTAAAGAGAACGAAGAAAAGCTCCTCGAAGCGTGGGATTCTTGCGCGGAAGAGGCGCAGGCCAACGAGACCGCGCCGAAATTCAAGCTCGCTCTGTCCATCACGCTGGACCTCGACGGCGACAAGATGACCACCGACCTGTCCTGGGGCGTGCGATACAAGGCCACGGCGGAATGCGCCATCCCTGACCCGGACCAAGGCAAGTTGCCGTTCAAAGGAGTGGACACCATCACCATTTCAACGCCGGGCACGGACCCGGTGACAGTGACCGCGAAGCAGTTTCACGACTTCGCAAACGGAAAGATCAAAACGGCGAAGACGGAGGGTGACAAGTGATTACGATTGCACCCGGATACCGAACTGGAGAGCGCTGGTTCAAAACCATCGAGGAAGCGCAGCAGAATGAACTGCTCGCCCTGATGGGGGCAGAAAATTCTCCCACCGAATCCGACACAAATTCAGCAGCTTGGATCGTCGCTCACACTGACGAGGTTGTGGCCATACTCACCTGCCAACCGAAGTCCAAGAAACCGCGCAGCGACAAGGGCAAGAAAAGGTCGCCGAAGACGCCGGCCACGGAGGCCGCGTGAAGACTCGAAGCTGGATTGTGACTCTGGAGTGCGTCGTCACGAAAGAGATCATTACCCACGAATGCACTCACGCGAAGGCTCACGATGAGCCGTTCGAGGTAGCCGATTATGAGAATGAAACCGATCAGCGAGAATGGAAAGTGATTTCGGTCGAACCCAACGAATGAAAACATCACATCAACGAAAAACCAGCCCGGACGCGCCGCACTACGAAGCGTCCGGCGTCGTGGCACGAACCTCGCAGGGACAGCACGCGGCGCTGCCCGACGACGACGCCAACCCCTACCGCCTGACCGTGTTCACCAACACCCCAAGCGAGTCCCTGAACCCCGATCCCGAGGTTTGGACGCTGAGCGATATGCTGGTGCTGCGCTTTTATCCTGGGATGAACGAACTGCTGAACCGGAAGCTCTACGCGATTCGCTTCTGGCGACCGGAGTCGCCGAAGCATCTGGAACTGTTATGACCCCCGCCGAACTTGCCGACTTCACCGCCCGGGCTGAGCGTCTGGATCGCATCCTCCGCGCCCTGCGTGCGTTCAAGGACTGCCGCTACGAACTCGATGTCGCCGCCGCTGAGCGGGATTTGCAGGCGGCGCTGGCCGGCGATCCGAATGCCGAGCGCCTTCCTGACTGACGCGCGGAGGACGGAGGATAAATTGTGAAAATAGTGCTTGCTAATTCGGCCTAAGTGTGCTTTTTTGTATGCGAAATGAATGTCCAATTCAGTTCCTTAGAGATTTCCGCAGTAATGCGGGAAGGAACGCTGGACACGTTCATTTCACCTCGTCGCTCGAAAGGGCGACGGGGTTTTTGTTTTCCCCACTGGTCGGGTTCCATAGGCCAGCTTTTCATAGATCGCCCGTCCTCGACGCACAACGCGAGGCCGGGCTTTCCACTGCCACAGCGGCAGGACATACCGTAGCTGAAACCTGCGGGGCCTGCCTTATGGGCAGTGCTCCGGTTAGCGGTGCGCGAGGACACAAGACTCCCCGCCGAGCGAGAGAGAAAAGTTCTGTCTCGATTTGGGATAGACCTTTTCCCTTTCTTACTTGCTTTACAGGGTGCTGCGGATCGGGTAGGGCCGTGCCGCATACTGACCTTTCCTTGGGGGGTTCCTTTCTTTTCCGTTCCTTCTTTCCGTTTTACGATATCCGTTCCAACTGAGTTTATGACAACACAACTGAACCTTTTAGATCATCAATGGTGCAATCGAAACGCTCTCTTTGTCATCACTGCTATGGCAGGCATTGAGTTTACAGCCGACGACCTGCATCCAATTCTTGAGCCGCCAGACAATCCAAACCTTTTTGGCGTTCTCATGGCCAAGCTTCGATGCGAGGGAAAGATTCAACCCATAGGCTATCGGGCCAGCACTCGGCCAGAACGCAACGGCGGAGTTGTCCGCGTCTGGAGGTGCGCTTGACAGCTTTCGAATATCAGACCGAGCGGCGCCATATTTACGAAACTCGGCTGGGGATGTTCGGGCTTGGTCCTAATGACAATCCCACCGCTGACCAGCACAATATGGCGGTTGCTGAAGCTGATGGACACATTGCGGCTCTAAAGCAGCAGGAACGGCTAGATTCCATTGCCGACCTGAGAAAGTTGAAGGAGTCGCTATGACCGCAATCGAATCCTGCCACCAGTGCTATTGCCAGATGACGCATATGGAAATCAGGCTTCCGATATGGGAGCGGGCCTTCTCAGATTTCCTTGAACACGGTTTCACGGTTGAAGATTTGCAAATGGTGCTTGGTTACTTGATGCGTGAGAACCGGAGAATGAACGGCGCGAAGTTCAGCCTTCGATTAAACACGCTGTTGGATTTTGAGTATCGACGTTTCGACAGCTTTTTGAGCGAGGCGAAGGCAATCCAGCGCAACAAACGAGTGACCAAGCCGGCGGATAAGGCTTTGGATGAATGGCGCGGATTGCCCACCAAGACCGGCACAGACAACACAGCGAGGACCGCTGGCGACGTGCTCCGGTCGGCGGTTAAGGATTTATGAATCCGTATTACGACGACGAAAGCAGGTTTTATTCCAGAGTAGTGATTAAGCAAAACATAAATCCACTTTTACATATTGCAATCCTTCGGGCATCGAATAAGGTGTTGGCAGTGAAACTTAAATTGACTAAAACTCAGCGCGAGATATTCCGCAAGATTGGCAGGGCGGGCGGGCTCGCGGGCGACCGAAGGAAAAAGCAGCTCAGCGCGTTCGCACGCTGGGCCAGGGTCAAAGTCGAGCGCGATGCTCGCGCGTATGAACGCGAACGGCGCCGAGTCGAGCGCGACATTGCCAAGGTCAAATGACCAGCCTCGCTTTGAGCCTATGAAACCTCCCACACTAAAACAGATACTCGACTCCAATCCATGCTATGGCGGAGCGGCATTCCTAAAGAAGTCCAAGACCGTTTTGAGAGCCTGGAAAACGTGCAAACGAGCGGACTGGTTATGCTGGGGATTATCAAAGTTCCACCTTTGGACCGACGCACAAGCTCGAACCTTTGCCTGCGACTGTGCAGGACACACGCTACATTTTTTTGAAGAAAAACATCCTAACGACAACCGGCCTCGATTGGCGATTGAAGCAAGCCGCAGAACAATTACAGATCAATCCCCCGACGCTTTAGCTGCCAGGGACGCTGCCAGGGGCGCTGCCTGGGCCGCTGCCTGGGACGCTGCCAGGGACGCTGCCTGGGGCGTTGCCAGGGACGCTGCCTGGGACGCTGCCTGGGCCGCTGCCTGGGCCGCTGCCAGGGACGCTGCCAGGGGCGCTGCCTGGGCCGCTGCCAGGGACGCTGCCTGGGCCGCTGCCTGGGCCGCTGAAACTGAGTGGCAGACGAATCGCTTGCGCGAGATCGTCAACCCGTTCAAAAAGCCGTGAATCTGGAACAACAATCTGGCCGGCGGCGCGAGACGCCAATACTCGCGGGGACTTCCAACCCTACCGACAGCCGCCGGCCCCTTTTAACCAAAACCAAAACACCAAATGAAAATAAACGACATCCAATTGACTCCTGAGGAAATGCGGCAAGCCGTTTCTGAATGGTTGGCCCGGCGCGGGCTGGCCGTCACTGTGCGCAGCATGGACTCAGAAGGCTACCCGATACACGCCTACAAAGTCGAATGCTCCACCGACCTGGAGCCCGACCAGCTTAAGCCCATGCCTGAGATTCTGCCCATCACAACCCAATTGGCGCCCGCGCCCCAGCCCGCCGAGAAAGCCGCGACATGACCGACCCCAACCTTTCAGTTATCAAGAGCGAGGGCGGCGCGGTGGCGCCTGCGCAAATCCTCACCGTCGAGCAGGTATTCCGGGCTGTGATCGAGCAGGACATAAACCCGGAAAAGGTGGCTGTAATGAAAGAGCTTTTAGCCATGTCGGCTGAGCGCGAGTTCAATACCGCCTTCGTCAAGCTGCAATCGGAACTGCCTGTCATTGTAGCCATGACCGTTATCCCGAACCGGGGCAAGTACGCCCGATTTGAGGACGTGATGGACAAGATTTCAAAGCATCTCGCGGCCAATGGATTCTCGGTGTCATTCTCACAGGACTTCAAAGAGAACCGAACTGTCGAGACCTGCACGTTGCGACACGCCGGAGGGCACAGCCAAAGCAATTCATTCGCCGTGCGCACGACCGGCGGCAGGTCTGATAGTGACGCCCAGGCCGATTGCAAGGCCAGCACGACCGCCAAGCGCAACGCGCTGCTGAACTGCCTCAATATCGTGGTTCGCCAGGACTGCCTCACCAGCGAGCAGGATGCCGGGATGGAAGGCGACCCCGACAAGCTGATAACCAAAGAGCAGGCATTCGAGCTTGAGCGCCGATGCGGCGAGGTCAACGCGAACGTGCCGGCGTTCCTTGAGTTTGCCAAGGCCAAGACGTTTTCAGGCATCCAGGCCGACCGCTACGCCGAACTGGACACCATGCTTCGGCGCAAGGAGAAGTCCAGCAAGTGAAGATCCACGACCAAATCGAGCAGAACAGCCTTGAGTGGTATATGCTCCGGGCTGGCAAGGTGACTGCCTCGGAGGCTGACCGGCTGATTACTCCACTGGGCAAGATCAAGACCGGAGACGGCCCGAAGTCGTATCTGATGGAGAAGCTGGCCGAGAGATGGTTGCAGGCCCCACTGCCCGCCGCGCAAGGCGTGTGGGATTTAGACCAGGGCCACTTGCTGGAGGATTACGCCAAGCCCGCCTTCACGCTTGAAACCGGCCTGCCTGTGCGCAACGCAGCCTTCATCACCGGCAGTAATGAGAACGTCGGATGCTCGCCTGACGGCCTTCTGATGGGAGACACTTGCGGCCTGGAATTGAAATCGCCGCACCTTGAGAAGCATATCCGATACTTGCTGGATGGGGTTGTCCCGCCTGATTACGTCGCGCAGGTCCAAACAAGCATGTACGTTACCGGATTCTCGCACTGGTATTTTTGCAGCTTTCGACGCGGCCTGCCACTACTGATTCTGAACGTGCCGCGAGATGACAAGTTCCAGAGCGCCTTGGACGAAGCTGTGCAGGGGTTCCTGGAAGACCTAGATGCCGGCTGGCAGAAGCTCTGCGAGCGCAACGGCGGCCCGCCGCCGAAGCGCAGGGCGTTCGTACCCAGCCCCGAGAGCGAGGACAACCCCTACGTCGAAGTCGGAATTACCCCATAGCCTATGACCATCCAGCATTTGCGACTCGTTCGGATGGTTCGGACCTTTGAGATTGACCATCCGCCGCAGGGATACCCGCCGATACGGATGCGCGCCGTGAGCGTCCTGGCCGACGCCGTGGAATCCCTAACAGCGCGACTGGAAGAGTGCCGCAAGGTCCGAAATGCACTCATAGATCAACTTGCGGGTCGGCCCGGCGGCGTTGAAAGCGCAGACCGCCAGCGCCGGACCGGCCCTAACAGCGAAGTGAGCAGCGGCGCGAAGAATCTATGACTACCAGCACATCCCAAACCATCGACAGACCGGCGAGCCCGCCGTCTGCTGGAGCGCCTGGTTCTGCGTCTGGTAAAACGGTGCTGAGCCTGTTCGACTACTCCGGGAACTGGTCGCTGCCTTACGAGGAAGCCGGCGCGAACGTGGTGCGGATAGACCTCAAGCACGGAATAGACGTAATGGACCTCAGCGCAACATGGCTGATGGAAAACGTGATGGACAACTTCGGGACCGTGGATGCAATCCTCGCCGCGCCACCATGCACAGACTTTGCGGCGAGTGGGGCGCAATACTGGAAGGCCAAAGACGCGGACGGGCGAACTGACAAAAGCCTGGAACTCGTATTGCAGGTGCTCCGCTGCGTGGACTTCTGCAAGCCCGACTGGTGGGCGCTCGAAAACCCGGTGGGTCGGCTGCACAAACTCCTGCCCGAACTCGGCAAGCCCTGGTATTTTCAGCCGTGTGACTTCGGCGATCCCTATACCAAGAAAACCGCACTCTACGGACAATTCACGCGCCCGCTGCCGCTGTGGGTAGGAGACCGAAGCGTGAAGCCCGTCCGGGCTTGCAGCCAAGGTAGCTGGCTACAGAAGCTCGGCGGGAAATCTGAGAAAACCAAAACCCTGCGATCTGCTACGCCAAAGGGGTTTGCAAACGCATTCTTTGCGGCGAACTGCTGGCGAGACGTGAAGACGCAGAACGAGAAAGGTCAGCGATGAGCACCACTCCCAAGCATCCTGTTGCCCCTGACGGTACGGCGCTCATTCGCTGCACCGGCTGGTTGGGCCGGGCCGTCGAACTGCTGAAAGTGGCCAAATGTCCATGCTGTGACGGAAGCGGAGCAATTGCCGCGCAAATACGATCTCGCCAAGTGGTGACGCGAGAAATGGCATTGGACGCGGGCGAACCGTCAATGGAAGGCTCGCTCTACTCGGATGACGAATGGGAACAACAGCAATGCCAATGGTGCGACGAGAAGAATAGGTTGATCTCCGAAATCGCATCTCAGCCCAACGCAGAAGTGAGCCACGGCGGGGGAGACAAGCGTGGAACGTAAAATGAGCGACCAAATTACAGCAACGATGGAGCGCACGGCAATCCCGCCGTTGTGCTCCACTGATTTGTTAGGCGACACGGCTATTTTGCAACGGCGTATGCCTCTGTGCATGGTTGGAACATACCGCGAATGGCATGACTGCAACGCATCCGATATAGATGCCCGAATAAAAACCGAACGTGACATGGTGCTATGGGGCGAGTCTGAAACAAATGATCGTGTAAAGTATCGAGTCATACGGAGAAAAGAAACAGTGATATGGTCGCCTAACGCAGAGCTGAGCCACGGCGCGAAAACCAAAATGTATGAGCACTGAGCCGACCCAATGCGGTCACTGCAAGCAATATTTATGGACAACAACAGATTGATTCGCCGGGTTCTGGAAGCCAGAAGCGATAATATGAAACCCCAAAGATCGAAAACCAAAGGCGCGGCGGCTGTTGTCCTCAAGCGACTTGTTCGGTGTGCTAGGTGCGGACACAACCACGGCAGGATCAGCTTCCACAGGCTCACGTACCCGTGCGGCGCGCTGACGCACTGGACGCGATGCCCGCGAAGCGGTCAGCCGATTCTGCTGCGCATCGTGGCTTCACCGAACACCAAACTGAGCGATGCAGGCGGCCACTGACATACCCATTTGCGAACAGGCAGCGTCCGCCTGCATTCGCTCTAGTGACTTGGTTCGGATGCGGATTGTGCCGACGAGCCTCGAAGAAGCAAATGCCTACGTGAGCGAGAACCACCGCCACCACGACCCGGTAACTGGCCACAAATACAGCATCGCCCTGGCCGACGAAGCCGGAAAGGTGCGCGGTGTGGCTATCGTGGGCAGGCCCGTGAGCCGGATGGCGGACAACGGCTGGACGCTGGAAGTAAACCGCTGCTGCACGGACGGCGTGCCCAACGGATGTTCGATGCTCTACCGGGCCGCGTGGCGAGCTGCGCGGGCGATGGGATACACGCGACTGATAACCTACACACTGCCCGAGGAAGGCGGCGGAAGCCTCAAGGGTGCAGGCTTCCGGCTCGTGGGCGAGCGCGGCGGCGGCAAGTGGACACGAGCAAGCCGCCCGCGAGTGGATACGCACCCGACGCAAACCAAATGGCTGTGGGAAGTGCAAGACGCTAAGCAGCCGAACGACAAGCGCAGCCACGGCGCAGAAAACCACTGACTATGAGCACGACTACACCAAACGAAAACCCCAACCCGCCGTTGGCTGACGCGCCTGGTTCGGAGGCAGGGAACGACTGGGCCAGATACGAGGATGGACCTCCGGTATGCCAGCGATGCGACGGCCAGGGCGAGATCATGGTCTGCATTGACGACATATGCAACGGACTCGGAGAGTGCATCCACGGCGACGGATATGCGACATGCCCAACGTGCACAGGGTCAGGGGAATATGAGCCTCCGAACAGCGAAGTGAGCAGCGGCGCGAAAACCCCATGAGCCAGAGCACGCAAGAAACCGTCAAGAGACCGGCGAGCCCGCCGTTGCCTGGACCGATTGGTTCGGCGCTGCTCGTAACCACGCACTTCCCACGGCGCTGGCGGCAAAGCAAATGCAGGACGCATGTCCTGCATCCTGAAGTAGGGGGAGAGTGGTGGGTGCTGTGGGGCCGATCACCAAGTAGTCTGGCTCATTATGCCGAAGTCTGGCAACCGCCGAACGCCAAGGTGAGCGGCGGCGATGACCACAAAGGCAACCCATGACCAAGAAACTCGCGAAAACCCGCAACTCCCGTCCGCTCCACCGTCTTGTTGGCTGGACGCGCCGCGTGGTGCTGCATGGATACGTTGTGCCGGTGTTCATCTGGGACCACGACTCGCCGCCACGGATGTTCCTGCCGACGCTGACAGGGGAGCCGGTAAATCTGAGTGACCGCAAATGCACCATCACTATCGAGTGGCAGGCCAACGCAAAGGTGAGCGACAGCCGCGAATGACTACGATGCCCGCCATTCAAGACGCCCTCCCGCCGACCAGCGATCCGGCTGTTCGCTCGACCGTCTTGTTGGCCTGCCCGTTCTGCGGTAAGACGCCAATCGCATCACACGGGAAAGTGAGATGCAAAAACCAAGACTGCAAAATCCAGCCAAGCACTTTCGCATGGTTCGTCAAAACGGCAGATGCGATACAGGAGTGGAACGCCGTCATGGCCAACAGCGAAGTGAGCAGCGGCGCGAAAACCCCATGAGCCAGAGCACGCAAGAAACCGTTCGACTGACCGTCGAGTCGCCGTCTGCTCGACTGATTGGTTCGCAGGCTCGCGCCCGGCTGGTCCTGATCGTGACGCGCTTGAACGAGATCCTGAAGGCCGCGCCAATGGACTGGGAGACGCGCAACCGGCTGGAGCGGTCGCTCATAGATGTTGATTGGGTGCTGAATCACTTCGCTGCGAAAACCATGAACACAACCACGCAAGACAAGCCCTCAAAGACCACTGAGCCCGGCGATTCGCTGGACCGACCTGGTTGGACGGTGAAACATCTAAGCTACCAACTCTACAAAGACGGGTGTGGCTGGGCGGTGTATGAAGTGAACGATGGAAGCATCCGGCACACACACCACTATTTGGATGCGACCGAAGCGCAACTATCTGACTGGGCCGACGTGCTCGGAGATGACCTGCCGCTCTATCACCATATTCTGTGCGCTGGCGACGCAGCAAAACTCATAGCCTGTTCGTCCAACATACGAAGCTGAGACACCCCGAACCTATGACGCCCAAACTCCTAAAATCCGAAGCGGACAACTGCGATGCACAATCGGGGTTGTCTCCAGCGCCCTTGTTAGGCGTCGTCGTCGAAACCGCAAAAGTCTATCGGGCTGGCGGTCGGCGATGGTTCACCAAGCGAGCGGCGTGCCGTGCGCTCGCAAAACAAATCATAAACGAGCGGTGCGAATGTGAACCAGACGACCGCTGGGGCGATGACTCATACGACATCACTCCCGGAATAACCTGCTGGTATCACAAAGACCACGACCGGCTCGAAAAAATCATCCGGCGCATGGCGCGTATAATCATGCACGCCAAGACGCCTAACCATTGATTAACAGGATGATGTGACCTGTAAGCGCGATATTACGGGAATTACGAGTCAAACCCAAATTGCCGAACTTGAGAAAGAGCGACCATGATCCTGCTCAATGACAGATGGAGCGACTACGAGCGCGCGCGGCGCCAGGCGCGTAGAAATGAAATGCTGCGATACATCCTATTTGCGTTGTGGCTCGTCGGCATCGGCGTTATCTTTGGGATGATCTTCAGAAAGTGATTATGAGTGAATTTGGAGCCGCATTTGACCGCGCCCAGGCAGCTTACGACGCCCGTGATCCCGAGGACGACCATGACTGCGAACTAGACGGCCACGTGTGGAAACGCATCCGGTCAGATGACGAGGGCAATGTCGAGCTTCGTTGTCGGTATTGCGGAAAGCGAGAATTGGTGTGAGCCTGCCCGAAATTAAAGTCACTGGCAGGGTGCTTACGCTGAGCCAGAGCACGCTGAAGAGGAACCCGAATTTGGCGGGCGGTGCGGAGTCGCAGCGACGTGTGCTGGCAGCCGGAAATCATGCCGAGCAATCGGCCACTGAAACCCATAGCGCCGGACCCACAGACCGGCCCGCCCGCCCATCCCGCATCCGCCAGAGCACCAAGCCATTGCTGAACGTCCTTGAGACGGAATACGAGCGCCGATTTCTGGATCACGAGCCAAACCTGTGTAGGCAGGCCATCCGATTCAAACTAGCAAACGGCCTCTGGTACAAAGTTGATTTCTTCTGCCCGGAATTTAATCCACCACTGGGAATCGAGGTCAAAGGACCCCATGCTTTCCGTGGCGGGTTTGAAAATCTAAAAATGGCCGCTCACCAATACCACTGGATAAAATGGAAGCTGGTCTGGAAATTGGCTGGTCAGTGGCAAGAGCAGGAAGTCCTTCCGTAAGAAAACCCCACCCGGCCTTGCGACCGGATGGGGCACCTAACCCTTCCCATGATCCGAGGTTACCAGCCCCGGAAATTATTGTGACGCTTGTGCCGCCCGGTCCCTGTCGAAAGCTGACTGCCCAAACTCCCTGACGGCCCGGTAGATGGCCTGCGCGTGCAACGGGTCAACTCCCAGACTCTGCATCCCCTCCAACAACACCGCGTCGCAGTCCTCCCGCGACCAATCCGTGTGCCGGTAGAGGTAGTCATGCACGTAGGCTGCCCGCCAGTGCGTTCCAAACGGTTGGAAGCCCGGCAGCGCCCAGCACTCGGGCGGGATGCTGGCGCCGTCTGAATCCGTGCCGACCGGCAGCGTAATCTTCTCAAGCAGGTTGTGGACGTTGGTGACATAGACGGCGGGCGAGGTCAGGGTGAAGTTGCGACCGTCAGCCGTGGCCACTTGGAAATTGGTTTCGGTGAATGGCATTATGTCTTCGCTTTGAACCGTGTTGACCGCCATCGAGGCTGGAACGCAATCCGGTGGGCCAGCCTGACCGAGTTCACTGCGCGGGAGAGTATCGTGAGAGGGTTCGGCTCAAGGACCTGGGGAGCGATGCCGTCCAGTAGCCTGCGGAAGTTCTTTTTCATCTCGGCCAGCGTCTCAGCCCACTCGAACGACTGATAGGTGGTGTTTGTGAAACCGCACGACACCGGCCTGAAGCATGTGTAGTTGGTCAAATAGAATGTGTGCGGCCAGGGCATCAGTTGTCCCTCACGTACCTCTTCAACGCCCAACCGGTGGACTTCCATCCATAGCCGTTTGCCTCCCAGATCGCATCAGCCTTGGTCCAGTGGTCGTGCCGGACGCGCCATAAGATTCCCAAGGCACCGCTGCGGTTTTTTCCACGAGCACAATGCCAGAACACCTGTTGCGGATTTGCCTCCAGGTCCGCGTAAGCCGCCTCCAGCTTCGGGCCGGGGTTGCCCAAGTATTGGTCCCAAAGCCCAATCGGGTGCCGCATGACATGCGCCCAGGTCGGCGCGGAGTGCCCGTAATCAAGCTGGACGATGTTGGTAACGTCCATCGCTCTCAGTACCTCCCATCCCGCCGCCGTAGGTTCTCCACCGCGATACATCCCGGCCACACCGTTTGTGCCGGGCTCAACCACGGCGAAGTTCTGAATACCATGGACAACGGGGTATGACGTGCAGCCGCACAGCAGCAACAGCCCGGCCAGCAACGCTGCGATAGAGAACACAAAGAATCCGGTCAAGAAACCCGACATGTGAGCATCATCCTGAATCTCCGCTATGATCGGGATGAATCGTTCCTGGCGGTCGTACTCCCCGCCCATGAAGTCGTGCTTGTGGAGCCAGTATTTAGGAGGTTTCACGACACTTTTTGGAGCAGCCAGAAGTCACTGGCTAGATTCGGGTCGGTGAAGTAAGCATAAGGAATTGTGAAGTAGCCGTTCTGACCCCAGGACGGAGACCAACTGTTCCGCACCTTGAAAAGCCGCGTGGCGTTGTCGTAGCCCACAACAACGATGGCGTGCCCGCCTTGAACCGACTCGTTATCCAAATCCGGCATCGGCACCATCCCGGTCCTGGCCACTTCTTCGCTCTCGAAGGAGTCATAGACGGTAAACCCGCCCACGACTGGCCCCTTTACCAGCGCGGCATTGAGGTCATCCAGCACGGTGTTGTCCACGCTCTGATAGAGCAGAACCAACTCCTTCAAGGCGTCCGTGTAGCAAGCGGGCGGCGGCGCAGATGTCAGCATCGTCTCGTCGTAAGGCCATTCAGACTCGGGACACACCCCTTGAGCGTTGACCGATTTAATTCCGTCCATGATTTCGGCCCCGGCATCGCTGTCGATGCTGCCCTCCATGACGCGCTCATTGAAGTAAATGAACAGCCGGGAAGGCATTACCAGCGGCTCATTCTGAGCGCCCTGGAGGAACTGCAAGACTCCTGCGATAGCGTTGGCCGTGCAACTGCCCAACTGGCCCTGGTCGTACGCTGGAGGCAGCGCCGTGGTCCAGTCCACTGAATCGGGCAGCGCAACCGGGGCGCGAAAGAATTTGAGCGTCCGGGCGTCTTTGAGTGAGGGATGCCATCCGTATCGTCTGTTGGTTTTCATTTTGCAGGAGTGACGACGATGTTTCCGGTGTTGTTCGTGAGGACGTTGACAGTGTTGGTGGGTGCCTTGGCGGCGAACATCGTAGCCAGGCTGACGACGCCATTGGCCAGCGTGGCGATGCTTTGCTGGTCGGGCGTGGTGCTCGACGTGGACAGCACCATGCCGTTAGTGGTCGCATACGTGCCGTCCGTGATGTCGGCCAGGAACGATTTGACCGTGATGGTTTCCGTGACGGGATTTCCCGCCACGGTGGTTGTGCGAGTGGCTGTCACTGCCACGCATCCGCAGAGCGCCACGGCGAATAGGCCGGCAATGAGAGCTTTCATTTTAGCGCAAATGGGGTGGAAGGATTTGGCGACTCACTCTGGCGGTGGATGTCACAGACGGCAAGCCTGCCGTGAATCCGTCGCACAGCGCCGCCAGATAAGGCTGAACCTGAGTCGTGGTGTTCGTGCCAATCAGATCGTACACACCCTCATAAACTAGCAACGCGGCATCCACGATGATCTTGGAGTTGCTGTTGGTGATGCCAAGGTTTTGCAGGTCGGCAACAATGGCGGAGGGATTCACGTTGGTCGAGGATGCGGCGCTGCATACGACATCCCGGGCCATCGCCACGTCGGGCGTGGCGGCGGGATCCACGTCGAGACCAATCTTGATGCCCTGGCTGACTTCCGAGGTCAGCGCAGCGGGAGTGAGGTACGGCTTGACGGTGTTGCAGCCGCATAGGAGCACGGCCAGGATCGAGGTTGCGAGGAACTTAAACTGACTTTTCATTCTGCTTTGCCTTTCGTTAAAAGCCCCGCCACCCGGTTGCCATTGACAAGACGTGACTCAGCCGAAGGCATTGTTCGGAAGGCGGGACCAGATTTGATTTGCCGAGTCACGCCCCGAATTTAGCAGACCGGCCCCGCCGTGGCAAGCAGATTCTCCAGCGCCGTCTCGCTCAGCCGTTGTGATGGCTCATTTCACCAGCGCGTTGACGGCCAGCAGGAGCACTGCTACGGCCACCAGCGGCCACTGCGGTCTGATAATTCCTGCGACCGCCAGAATCAGCGCGATAATCGGGAGGATGATATGAATATTGTCTGTCATGTGATGTCTTTCTTTTGATGGTTGACTGACTGAACCTACGCTTTTGGCGGCTCCGCGGCAATCGGGGAAGTTCCACCGACTGTCCCCGGCACGATGACGACCGGCGCTCCCTTGTCCACTGTCTGCACCACCACCGTCTCCGTGTGGCTGGCTTCTGGGGCGCCGCTCGGCTTCACCGCCAGGAAGTCCTTCAGCCATGGGAATTGGTCCTCCAGCTTCGCCAACACCTTGTCATAAAGGATGCAGGACGCCACTCCAATCAGGAAGCCTATTGCCGCGAGCCTGCCAAAGTGCTGCACGAATATCCACACCAGAACCGGCCAGTCGTATTCTCCGGTCAGCACGGGCAGAGCGCGGAAGAGCATGTTGCCGACAATGCCCCAGCCCACAACCCACTTCGGTATGCTACGGGTGCTGCACAGCGACGACATCTTAAGGAAGTAGCCGAGCGCGTTGCACGTCACGAGCACGAGCAGCACCCCCGGCGCTCCGTAGAGCGAATCGAAGAACGTCGTCATTTTGTTAAGCGCGTCAGCCATGTCTTTTCCTTTCGATTACTTGTGCAGTGATTTGACTATTTCGTTGGCAAAGAATCCAACCCCTGCGCTCATAGTGCAAAGGAACCATACCCATGCCCGCCACATGATCGTCATGCGGGTTTGCAATCCCATTTCACCATTTCCATAGACGGTTTTCTCCATCTTGTGGATTCGGTTAGCCAACCCAGGACTTGAGTCTCCATCTCCTTCGAGCAAGTAAATCACACGGTCAACCTTCTTGTCCATCGTTAGAAGCTGCCTTTCCTGCTCTTCTTTCCTGGCTATCTCATCGGAATTATAGGTAGCAGGAAGCTCGCTTGTTTGTTTGATTTCGCTCATAAAGTCATGGCCCCTTCTGAATGGTCGTTCCAGCCGGTCCCGGTTCCGCTTAGGACGATATTCCCAGTCTGTTCTTTGTCTTCAGTCATACGGTTTCGTTTAGTTTCACCAGCTTGCGAGAAATGGCCAGATGCGTCAGTCGTGCCACGTCGTTGTGCCCCAGCTTGCGCTTGACGTTCCCCAGGTGCCATGAAACCACCTTTTCGCTGCGATGCAGCAGATCGGCGATTTGCTTATGGCAGAGGCCCATCGCTCGCCAAGCCACGATCAGGTCTTCCTGCACGGTCAGTTCATCCTGCGTCGGCTTCATGGGCTCTCCAGGTGAGTGGCCGTGTTGGAGGACGTGACGACGAAGAACACGCTCTGCTTGGACTGGTCCACCGTGAATGGCCACTCGTTGGTCTTTACCACCGCCACCACCGGATAGGAGTAGCGCACCGCCATCAGGGTGGAGTTGGACCGGATCAGGAACACGACGTTGGAGGCGGGATTTTGGGCGTCAGGCGTCCAGTCCCAGACCAGCTTCTTGCCCACCTGGATTACCAGCATGGGCCGGGCTGGGGACTTCTTGGCCAGAAGGTCCTTGGCACCCGCGCCCTGATACGCGAAGGGCTTGTGGTGCCTTGGAGGCAGCGGCGGCATCGCGGCCACGGCCAGTAGGGCGATGAGCCAGCACAGTTTAGGCGTGGGGGCCTTCAATTCACGTACCAAATCATAAAGAGCACAATCGCGCAAACTGCCAGTGAGCAGGAAAATAAGATGTATTCGTTGATTTTCATATGAGGGTGATTAAGAGAGTGGTCATTTTGGTATAGACTTGTGATTACCCGTTCAATTCACACCGCGCGTCTGCAACCACGTCGGCACCGGCTGCACCGCTGGCGGAGTCCACGTTGGGCTGATCGGCATGATTGGCATGATCGGCGCGATAGCGTTGGTGTTTGTCAGCACATTGGTCTGGTAGAAAGCAAGCGCGTTGGTGTAGGCAACCAGATCGTTGCCGTAATTCACCATAAAGTTGGTGTAGTTAACGAGGGAGTTGGTAAATCCGGTCGCATACGCCGCCTGAATTCCATCCTGAACGCTGGTCCAGGTTCTCGTCTGCAAGTATCCCGGCATTCCGGGGGTCAGGCCCAGACGTGTGTTGTAATCGGCATAAGTCTCAGTCCGGGTCACTTCCTGCTGCGCCGCATTGGCTATCACAAACGCCTTCATGGTTTGATACCAGTTTGTTCCCATCGCCGACTGCGCCCAGTTCACTCGGTTGGTCGCCCACACGTTGTTGTTGGCCAAAAGCGCCACGTTGGCGCCGGCCTGAATCCCGAGCCAAGCCTCGTAGGAGTTGGCGTTCAGCTTGATAACGCCAGAGGCCACCAGCGCCTCACGGCTGCGGTTGATCCATCGCACGACGCCCAGGTAATCATTCCACTCCTTGTCCACATTCGGAAACGGGTCGCTATCGTCCAGCATTGATGGCGGAGCATCCATCGCGTGCTCGCTGATCTGCTTCACTACACCGGCCCCGTCCATCGTGAAAATCTCAGCCGTTCCTAAAATGTTAGTCCCAGAGAACAGGAACGAACTGGCGGCTCCAGAACTCGGTGGAGAATAAAGACCGATGTTCTTCCAATTGATATAAGCATTGGTCGAGGGTAGGACGATGCCGTTCGTAAAAGTGCCGCTCCCTGAGGCGATTACACTTCCCCCCACGTTGAAAGTGGCCACTAAATTGGTAGTGTTAACACCAAGTTTTCCCCCACTTGGACCGTAGCTGGGAGAATTTACTGTGTTCATGCCATTTCCGAAAATTAGCGATCCGATGTTGAGAATGCCTGATAACGTGCCGCCGTAAGGCGACTCGCTTCCCAGCCCCAACAATACATTGCCGTCGCCGATGGTCGTGGCGGAGTAGGCGTTTGCGTGGCCCTGAAACGAATTGCCGGTGCCGATGGTCGTGGCGAATTGGGCGTTTGCGTAGCCTTGCAACGAATTGCCGTCGCCGATGGCCGTGGCGGAATAGGCGTTTGCGTAGCCCTGAAACGAATTGCCGGTGCCGATGGTCGTGGCGGATTGGGCGTTTGCGTTGCCCTCGACAACGTTTCCATAATTGGTCAATATATTCGGCGAACCGGTTCCGAGTAGGTAGCTCCCGAAGGTGCTGTTTTCGATGACAGACGAGTTGACGATTGCATTCCCGGAACTGAATTTTGCGATATGGTTCACAGTGCCGACCCCGGCCAGTCCGGCCAGCCCATTTGTCACCGTTGTCGGTCCAGTTACCATCGAGCCCGGAAACGATCCAACCAGTTGCCCCGCATTAAGCGCCGTCAGCAGATTCGTCAACTGACCTCCCGTCGTTGCGCTACCGTCCGCGTTAATCGGGACAGCCCCGGAAGCCGCTGCCGAGACTTCGTTGTCGTTTACCCCGGTCAATTTTACCCGGAACGGAGTCAGAGCGGTGTTGGTTATTCCTGCTGTGGTAAGCTGGCCGCTGAACACTCCCTGACCGTTTGAAATGGTTACACTTTGGCTGCCGCTGAACCAATTTCCGCTTCCGTTCGTCCCGAGGAAGTAGCTGCCGGTCACGGCATTAGTTCGCAGTTCCTTGCTCGCGTCATAAAGAGCGTAGTTCCCGGTAGTCGCGTTTGTGTTCATCACTTGACCGGTGAAAGTACTTGCTCCCGCCGTCAGGTTGCTCGCCGTCACCGTCCCACTCACGATTTCATTCCCCACCACATGCAGCGCCGCCTGGGGATTATTGGTCCCGATGCCGACGTTGCCACCCAGTTGATTCAACAGTAGTGGAGAATAGACATGGCCAAACCATCCGGCTTGGATGGATCCATAAAGTGAGGTTGTATTATACCCAATAACGATTCCCTTGGTTGGGTCAGTAAGCAATGACCCTTCAACTTTCAACTGCACTGGCAATACTCCAGCGTCATCCGAATAAACCTGCATCTCTGCCAAAGCTGTCACGTTTTCTCCAGGAAGGCCGTGCTGAAAGGTTAAAGTTCCCCCCGAATCGGTTAACGGAATACTCGGCAACATAAAACCATTCGTTGAACCGTCGATGTGGATAACGGTAGCAGGCTGTGTGCCGTTTGTTTGATTCTTCATGAACTGCAATCTTAACTCGCTGTTCATGTTTGTAGGACTGCTGTCATTCCACCAAGCGGAGAATATCCCCGGTGTTACGACGCTGTTGCTTGAATCGTAGGACCCAAACGCGAAATGGCCAATCTGTTCAGGCATGGTCTGCGGCATGCAGTAGTTGTAAATCACAGTGGAACCACCCTGCGGATCGTAACTGAAGAGGTCGATCCTTCCTTCCGGCTTGATTTGGGCTCCAACTCCGTTAGTCGAGTTGTTCACCTTAAACGCAGGGTCGCTATAAACCGTATCCGTGGAGTTTATAATCATGGCGGTTGAGCCGATGGTCCCATTCACCATCAATGCGTTCGTTAAAGGTGTCGGGCTGGCAAATCCGATCCCAACGTTTCCACCTAACTGGTTCAGTAGAAGTGGAGAATAAACGTGCCCAAACCACCCGGCCTGAACCGATCCATATAGTGAGGTTGTATTGTAACCAAATGTCATTCCCTTCGTGGTATCCGTCGATTGAGCACCACCTATTTTCAGTTGCGTGGGCAATGCTTCGGTATCATCCGAATATATTTGAGTCTCGGCTAATATTGTCGCGCTCTCTCCAGCAAGCCCACGCTGAAGTGTAAGAGTCCCGCTGGAGCTTGTTAGGGGTATTCCCGGCAACATGAAACCATTGGTTGTTCCATCAATATAGACCACGGTCGCAGCCTGCGTGCCATTGGTTTGATTATTCATAAATTGCAATCGCAACTGGCTTATCATATTAGTTGGACGGCTATCCTCCCACCATGCAGAGAAAATTCCAGGCGTGACAACATTCGTGTCCGCGTCATAAGCCGCAAAAGCATAATGGCCTATTTGCTCGGGCATAGTTTGCGGAGTCGCGTAGTTTTCCAGCACTGCCACAGCACCTAACGGATCGTAGCTGGTCAGATCAATTCTCCCTTCAGGCTTCAATCGGATACCAGTGCCATTCGTGGAGTTGTTGACTGTAATCGCAGGGTTGCTATAAACTGAATTGCTGAAGTTAATTGTCACCGTCCCCGCCGTCAGGCTGCTCGCGGTCACTTGATTGAACGTGTTGCTGCCGGCGAATGCGTTGAAAGAGTTGGTGCGGATGTCGGGGATGTTTGTGGCTGAGCCGCCGCTGCTTCCATACTTCGAATCGCTGGAGGTAATCGACCAGGCCGTGCTCCCCGGGGGATAGACTGAATCGGTTTCCACCGCCAGATTGTCCGCGGCGTTGATCATCCCGAGGTTGGTTGACGTAACGGCGAAGGCGAAGTTCTGGCGCACTGGCGGGGCCTGAATCGTCACCAGATACGCCCCGACCTGAAGGTTGGAAAGCGTCACATCCCCATTAACATCCGTTTGGGTTATGATTGGCGGCCCCAGGACTATTGATGGTGATATGGATGTCGGGAATCCCTTCGGCTGAATCCACAGCCCACGATTGGCGTAGCTGCCAATTTGAAGTCGGCTATCGCGCAAGCTGATGGCCACATCCGTCTCGGAAAAAGCGGTCATTACCCCCAGAAAAAAAGCCAGAATGAAACACAGGCACTTCATAGTTTTAGTTTGGTCAAATTCGGTTTGGTGTCAATGGAAATCATGGCTGGTATTTATCCCCATAATTCGGATTGGTTAGCGTGGGAACAATAAGAATGTAGAAATCCTGAATCACCGGAACATCGTGAATGTCGATCAACGGGAATGGAGCATCATCCGTAAATGGAACTTCGTAGACGGCGTGCCCAGTTGAATCGGGAAACAAAACCACGTCCCGAACCTTCGTCACACGCTGAATCCATTGTCCCGATACAGGGCCAGAGTTGTAGCCCTGAAATTTCGCAAGCGAACAAAGAACCGGCTTTGTCAGCGTGAGACGCACCTGGCACCGGCGCATAAAAATGGCGCCGCCACCTTCGCTCCCAGCCCAAAAAGAAGCGCTCACATCCCAACCAGAACCAAGCGCGGATGAAGTATAGGCGGTAATCTCGTTGGTGTACAAAGCGGATACGATTGTTGCCCCGTCATAATTTGAAGGTGTCAACGCCCAAGCATTGCTACCGTCTCGGCCAGAGAATTCAAACCAGTCGTTGAACGTCATTTCGAACTGAGAGTCGACCGACCAATTGGTGCCAAACGATTGGCCCATGAATGCAGTAAGTGCAGCGCCGTATTTTCCCGCGCAATCCTGGAGATTACTAAGAGTCATCGTCAGATCCTCTGACGCTTCCCCCCAAAGATCAGTACTTGGGTCATTATATACTCCGTAGGCATCGACGTGAAAAGTCTTGCTCGTTGCGGTAACTCCATTCGGCGGAAAGTTCTCAATCCCAATCCCAATCCCAATATTGCTCGGCGGGTCCTCTCCGTAGAAATCCCACCACCCGCTATTGGCCAAAGACGGCGGTCCGGGAGGGCTTAGATATGTTATGTGCCATATAAACTCCGTTGTGTTTGGCCACGGAACATCAGGAGTCCACCCAATGAGATTTGGGTATCCGCTAACCACGGGACAATCACCCGCCCCTGAAAGGCTCATACTCCCGCCATATCCGGCGTTATAGGCGTTGCTACCAGTTGACGGAGGATCAATATTGGTCAGAACGCTAGACCATGCATCCGACCGGTCCTTGTATAGAGTCCAGTCGCGTTCCCAGCGCTCATAAATGGTAGCCGGATCAACGCTGCTCCATCCTGGGGCCGGCCCAGTCCAGTAACCGGCTTCTTTATTTCGGAAGTCCGTCAAGCCCGCAACTGTCTTGCGGCAGTTGCAGTAACGATATTCAACGGCAGTCGGCAGTCCCGTCTGCAAACCTTTAACCAGATGCGGTGAAAGTGTGACAACCTTCTGGGGAGATAATGGAAGTGTAGCGCTCATTAAAATGGACACGTCCACTCACGTTCCGTGTTCACCTCGATATACTTTATGTCACCTCCGTTGTTCGGGGCGTTAGCCCCACTGTAATCCACGGGTGAAATATGGACAACCATATTGATCGAGAATGGCTGCGTCATTACCTGGGATTCGCTGCTCGTACCGTTATTCGATGTGCGGGTATTGTCGTCAGAATACGTGTAGGTAAAGCTCTGTCCGTAGATCGTGGCCGCATTCGGCATCCTCGATGGGATGGACTTCGCCACATAGAAGGCGCTGTTAGACAGTGTGACATTATTGAACGGTTTAACTTGAAAGTAATTTGCAGCACTGTTAGAGTTTGAAGAGGTGTTTCCTCCGTAAAGCCCAGTTATCTGGCATTGCCGCAGGCCTCCATTTGATGTCGAAGCTGGTGTTGAATACGCCGCGCCAACAACTCTTCGGCGCATCTTCTCTATTTTCCTCTGAATCTGACCTATCGCCAAAGTATTGTGGGATTCTTGAGCCGACAACTTCTTTGAATGTTTCCACGCCTGTCCAGAAGTGCCGGACTCCCTCGGGGATTGCTGAGACGAAGCCTCAACAAACTTCGGGATTCCGGTCCTTGGAATTGGATTGTTAAATCGCATGGAGCATCAGGTCGGCTTCGGTGGAGTTAAGGACTTGAAGGTTGTGACATAATCAGATGCTTGAAGCGGGCGTATCCACGAGGAATAAAGCTGAGCGTCCCACATCCCTATCGGAGCCCCAAGCCAAGTGCGAGTTCTCTTGAACCAAGTCCTCTGGTAATCAATCTGGTCGGATTTTCTTAGCCAGGATATAGCGTAATCAACCCCGTACACTCCGCTTTCTCCCGAAAACACCCCATATACAGAATAACATTGCTGGTTAAACACCGGGAGTTTGTCGAATATCGTAACGCTTCTGTCTGGTGGATATTCAGGAGAAATGAAATAGTCCGGCACTTCCTCAATTCCATTAAAGATTGGATCGTCCAACACTCCCCCAGGATGGACAAACGGAGGTCGAAAGTAATAGGTGCTCCAAGTCAACTGATAGCCTACGATGTACGGTTGTTCCTCTTGCCTCCAAATCTTCTCGATAATTTCCCGGGCCGCAGCCATTGCGAGCAGAATCTGAGGATTGTTCGTAGGCACCTGAACCCAAAAGTATTGGTAGTTTCCTGTAGGAATATTTGCCGTTGTCCCGTCCCACTGAGGATAATTATCACTTGGCGAGTCGGCGAGCGGATTGTAGTTCGGGTTGTAGTAAGGAATCTGTATGTAGTTTCCGCTGATGTTCGCCAAGGCAGAAGCGTGGAATTGAGACTCAAAATTGAACACCGTTGGATATACCGGAGAATCCATGTAAAGCTGAATCAGTCGGATGATCCTCTGCTTAACATCGGCAAGCGTTACCCACGTTCCACTCGGAAGCTGGAAATAGTTTGTGTTGTAATCCAAGGATTCTGGATTTAGAGCATAGAAATACCTCGGGTGCTTAATAATATGCACGCCAAGTTCAACTGGCTCGATTGAAAACTCATCTGGTGGCGTGTCGAAACTGATGCTCTCAGATACAACCGTCAGGATTACATGACCCGGTCTGGCCCTGTCCATCTTGGAAGACAAGACCCTGGTAACGTCGCCATCTTCAGAAACTAACAATGTTCCCCTGCCAAGACTTGCCAGGAGAATCTTTCCGTTTTCGTAGTCAGTTACAAACTCTTTGGTTATGGTTGCCTGTTCTGCCCTTTCCACGGTTGGAGATGTTGCAACCTCCCTGAGGATTAGCGAATAATCGTCATCCGTTATATCCATCAGTTTCCCATTGTCATTCACGAGAATTACCCCGGTAGGCGTTGGAATGCCCGGCCTTTTACCGCCGTCCATCATGTCCCCGCCGTCGCCCAGATCGAACAGAGACGGAACCGGAAAACCGGGATTGGGAAGGTCTGAATAGTCGGGCATATATCAGAGCACGGTAAGCGTGACCTGAGCCGTGTTCGTTGTCCCGGTCGCGTTCTGAACGGAACACAGCACCAAATAACTGCTGGGCGAATTGCTGGCTGGGGTAATCTTCAAGCTCGTCGGGCTGACAAGCGCGTATCGTCCGGCCCCATTGTTGCTCGTGTTGCTAACATTCGTGACCCAGGAAACGCCATTGTTCACCGCCCATCCGTACGTTAATTCGCTTTCAGAGTTTGCCGCCGTATTGAACGTCGCATAATTGCCGCCACCAGCCACAATGCTCAGCGCTTGTGGTTGAAGAACTATGAGCGGAGAATAAGACAGTCCGGGCGCTTGTCCGATTACAATAGAAGCAAGGTCAGCAAGCGGTATTGCAACCGTAGTGGTTCCCCTTTTGGTTAGTAGAAAATTGTCTGTGAGTTGCCAGTTGCGGTAAAATCCAGCGTTCCCAATAGCGGCTTGTCCAATCGTCTTTTGCTGGCTTGGTTGAGTCAGGGTGACGCTGTTTGAATAAAACGTAATTCCACCTGTGTTTGAAGGTCCATAAGCCGAATTGGTTGTTAAAAGTATAGCCATATATTAAGGACTGTTATAGGCTGGATTGGCAGAAAATCCTCCGCTCCTTGGAATTGCAGAAGCCCATTTCCCAACCGCATCCGCCGTCTTTTTTGTGTTCGCTACGATTTGTCGAAGATGATTTTGAGCGCCCATCCCGCCACCCATTACAAGCCCCATTTTCTCCCATTTGCTGGCCCCAAGTTGATCCATAAACGCCATTGCCGGTGGAATGTTTCCGCGATGCTTTTGGGCAGACCATGTTTCAAATCTTGCACGCTGATCGGCGAGTGGATTGTTTATCCCAGAAGTGAACTTTAGACCTGCTCGATATTCCTCCGGTGACATTTTGAATGCCGCCTTTAATCCCGGCTCACTCAGACCAAAGCCATGTATCTTGGCATATTCCCGCATGTCCTTAACCATGTCTCTGGTCTGGAATGCCTGCGCAAATGCCTTAGTCCCTTCGTCGATCTTTTTGATGGCTCCTTGTACAGGAGCGCGGGCGGCCAATACTGCTCCAAATGCCTTCAAGTCCTGCCAGAACAACTTCATGCTCCAACTGGTTTCCGTCAGAGTCGGATTGTATTGCGACAAAATGGATGTTGATGTTTTAAGTCTCTCATTCAGGTATTGAACCTGGAGGCCGAACTTGAACACGTCTTTTTCGCTAACCCCAAGAATGTCAGCAAGGGCCGCACGACGTATTGAAAAACCAACGCCTAACCCGCCGGACATCAGTGATTTTGCATAAGAACTTCGTGCGTATTCAAATGACGAAACTGTTTCAGAAACTATCTTTTTCAACACCATTAAGGCGACACCAAGCGCCGTAGCCGCCCCGACCAGAACCCCGGTCGCCATTGCCGCGCCACCCAATGTACCGCCGACCATACCTTTGCCAATCGCCGTCTTGGAGAATGCGGAGAATGTCTGACGGGTAGAAAACAGGGTTGCCCACACGCTGCCGGGATTCATCAGCGGCATCATCAGGAAACTCATGTCCTTCATGAAGTTGGCGCGGTCGCCCATCATTGTGGCTGCAGCTTTCTTCGCGTTCGATTCTGCCTTTAGAGATTCCCTAGAAAGCCTGACCGACTCCTTTGCGGCCTGCATTGCATCCGCCCCGGTTGCATCAACGGCATCCTGAGAACCTCCCATCCTTAGAAAATCCGACTTACCCTCTGCGGCCAACTGGCTCTTAATTCTCTGGCGTTCGGCCTGA